GAATGATAGAGGCAACGCTTGTGTTTTTGTGCATATTGCGCTTGACGATGTTTAGGCCTAAAGGAGAGGAAAAGATATGCGAATGAAAGGGTACAAATTAGTCCACAAACTGTGTTGTGAGTAACACTAATAAGGAAGCCCGTTGATAATGCCAAAGTTGGATGATGATACAGACTTCGTCATGAGTACACTGTGGTCACGGATCAACTCGAACGATAGTATTCCGATGCAAAAATTAAAAATCCTAGAATTAAATTCTGGAAAAGTATTTAAAACCATCACTAAACCCAAATATACCACTAGAAAATAAAAGACTCACCCTGAGCGCGCTGTTCTTATGGGAAGCGGGGTGAGTATGTTATTGCAAATTTAATTAATAAACTTCATATACCAATGTCTTTCTTAAATATATTGCAAGAATGAATTATATGGTAATAGGTCCATGCACTATTACTTTCTTATTGATTGCTAATAGCTTACTCGTTTTTTGCGAAAAATATCCTTTATATTTCGATTTTATTTACTATGTTATGTTCTTTTAGAATAAGGGGATGGAAAATGGGACTTGTGCTTTTTATCTAATGTCCTTGAGTTAATCTTTCTAGGTACTTTAATAAGCCTTCCGATGCATGAAGGAATAATATAAAATACATTTCATACATTTCGAACAAAATTTCATCTGATGTAATTCTAATTCCGTATTTGTTTATATGTATATATCTGGTTATCAGTGGTTATGGTATTTGATATTTTAGAAACTAAGAGATTGAGGGTAGCTGTATAAAGCAATAATTATCTATGATTTAGATAGATTTTATAGTGAAAAGTACCCAAATTGCATAGAGGGACGTAAATTTGTCCCCCGTATATGGCTTGGGGGACAAACGGGGAACAAAAATGTTGAAAAAATAGGCATAACAAAAGAAAATACCTTTCCTAAAACTATTATTTTGCCATATTTAAGTCGTTTTTAGTCAGTATTTTAGATTGTTTATAATTGTAACTACCTGATAATCAGCGGGTTATCTATTTCCCGATGCAAAATCTCACTTTCCCACACAAAATTTTATGCAACAGACTGTAAATCAATGATTAACAGATGATTTTTTCAACTTTGGAAAATGCTTCAGCAACAAATCAGCAACAAAAATGAAAAAACAGGGGATTTTCAGCCCCTATCTGACACAAATATAGTGATAAGATATGTAACTACAAAAGGAATGGGAAACAAGCTGTGACCTCAAAAAAAAATGCCACAGTCACATTTACGCAACCGTGGCATTCAACGCAATACTGATAAGAGTAATCAGCGAGACAAAAGTAGTAATTAATCTGCAAAGTACAAATCAAAACCGAAATAAGTTGTACGATATACCGATACCGATGTATGGGCCGGCTCCGTTCTTGCCGAAACCATATCCCGTTTGTATTCCGATACCCCAGCGTTTTATCTTCTCCTTTTGGGTTATCGTGATGACCTCACGCTCCGGGAAGATGAAGATGCTGTCAAGGTTCGCGTGGTACCCACTGACATAAGCCCTGTAAGTGCTGTCCTCATATACCTTGCTGGTAATGGGTATCGAGACCTTCACGCTGTCCGAAATAAAAATATCCTCATTGTTGCATGAATCAGGAATATTTTCACCGCCATTGTTGCAAGTGTCGGGAACAACCGGCAGAACTTCCGTTATGTACCTGATGACCGTGCTGTCCTTCGGTACCGGCTTGTAGTATGGTATCGTGTCCGTCCATGTGACACGGACCGTGTCCCGGTATGTCCTGTTCCCGGTACCCACATACTGGTGAACATTGAAGAGGATTGAACATGCCAGCAATAGCATCAATACGGCAAGCGTGATATTTTTAGCTTTTTCCATACTTTTCGAGATACTTCATAATTCCTTTCACGTGCAAATCCGTGATTGCTTTCTTACCTTCAGGAGACAGAAGGAAATCCACATCTTCCTTGTTGTCCTGGAACAGGTTTTCAGTCAATACGGCCGGACACTTCGTGTGCTTCAGAATATAGAAGCCTTCCTCCTTGTCGGGGTCTCCGTCTGACATGTCCTTTCTGACTTTCATTCCTGCAAAAACTTCCTCCGCCGCTTCATACAGACAGGTGGCGAGTTTGTCCGCTTTGGTCTGCCCAACACTGGTCCACGCTTCCCAACCTCTGGCTGTCATCCATTCAGAACCATTACCGGCAGCGTTGCAGTGAATTGAAATAAGGATAGCTTCGCTCGCTTTGTATTCATTCACCCTGCTGCACCTTTCAGCCAGGGGAACATCGCTCTCTTCACGGACGATCCTTTCAGCATCAATCCCCATTTTTTTAAGTTCCAAAACTACCATTCCTGCAATTTCTCTTGCGTAGGCATATTCCATGAGCCTACCGTCCGGCGAACGCTTACCTTTCGTGTTGCTGCCGTGACCGTTGTCGATTAATACTTTCATAATACTATTGGTTTAATCTGTGATAAAAATCAAGTTTGATGTTGTCATATACAGCCTTGACATTCGTGTATGCACGGGCATTGTTCGGGCCTGCTTCGTTGTAGATTTCACCCTCGACCACTCTTGCGACATCTTCAATCCAATCAGGGTTGCAATATTGCGAGAGCATCTTCCCACGATATCGGAAGCTGTCAAACTTGCTGTTCCGGTCCTCATAGATGTTGGTGAGCAGGGTTCTTATCTTCGCCTTTGTCGCTTCCTTGTCTATGATATGGTTCTCTTCCCTGATTCTCTTAATCAGACGGCATACACGTTCTACTGCAAGGTCAAAGAAAACACCGCTTATGTTCTTTATCCGTAGCTGTGTCTCAGGTATAAGACCTTCGGCAATATCTACCATAGCTTCACCGTTTTTGGTTGCCGTCTCCTGCAAAGTCTTCAGTTGCTTAGAATAGTCAGTAAGAATGTTCTCGATTACCGATTTGAACCATTTGAAACACACAATCATCAGCCCAGATGACAGGATAAGGAATATCGCACAAATCATTATCATTATGCCATATTCGCTTATACCCTTAGCAACCTGCAATGTATCGTTTACCTCCATGCCAGCATACCAATTAAAAATCCTACAATAACACCGACAAGGGTAATACCCCAGTCTATCCAGTCCCACTTACCGCCCCAGGCCTTGTCTTTATACTCCAATGCCGAAGCAACACCCGTGCCAGCCAAAGCTGCACAATAGGCATCATTTGATGCCAAACCGATGACACAACCACCTGCAAGATGCTTCCACCGGTTACTTTCCTTTAACCAAGCAATAAATTTGTTCATAATCAAAAATTTAAGTACAAACGCAAAAATAAACAAAATGCGCTTATTAAGCGCACTTTGTAACGTAACTATAAGGACAAATCATCAATAAACTGATTAAGCACTTTTTTTATCTCTTCACCTGTCATATTATGTCCTTCATGAAGTGATATTCCAATTACACCGTTGTCTGACGCATTGAAACGTCCTACAATTTCATCATCTTTGCGTACTTCTCCGAGTATATCCTTTTTTTCTCCTTTGGTGGATATACTATAAGTCAGTTTAATAGAATCGGTAACTACCGATTTACCTTCTGTTGTAGTTCTTTGTACTTCCATATTATTTTCCTCCTTCTATTAATTCATGTACTTGTCCATAAGCTCCAGCGGTCAAGAAATTAGAACAAACGTCTTTTATCAAAGTGGCATCTTCACTTTCAATTTCTATTACACCGTTATTGTTTATTATTTTTTGGCAAAGTTTATATGCCCTAAATTTATCCTCTCGTCTTATAGACCATTCAGGGATAGCACCTGCTGAATATAATGCTTCAGCTACTTTGTCTGCAATAACTTCGTTAGATTCTTTTCCTCTAAAGTCTTTGAATCTTTTGTTTAAATTTACTTTCATAATACAAATGTTTAATGATCAGTCATATTTACAATTATACCATTTAATACTTCGATTTTATATCGTCTTGTCCACACATTGTCTTCAACGCTCCAACTAATTGTTTTGGTTACTCCTTTCCTGTAAGAATATGTTCCATTACTTCCTAAAGTCCATCCGGTTCCAAAATTATTAGATAATATATCATTGCAATATGCGGCACCATTTATATGTACACCTCCGTCAAAATATCCAGCGTATGAATTACTCATATTAGGATATGATTGTCCTGATGAATTTCTTGACCCGTAAATGGCTGCACCTCCTAAATTAGCTCCACATGATTTTACTCCAAACCTTCCTGTTGTTGCAGCATTAAACGAAACATCAACAATACCCTCAGTAGAAGTTTGAGATACACCAAGTTTTAACGAACGTGAATCACCACCAAAGTAGTCATAACCTTTCCACCACAATCGCCCAGAATCAATGGTAAAACCTCCGACTTTAGCACCGTTAGCGTCTATTCTGTTTACTTTTATATAGTCTGTATTCAGATATCCTCCAACAATTATAGTACTTCCGAGTTGTGCAGCTTCAACAGCTTCTTTATATGCGAGAGCCCCAAGATCAGAAGAATCAGCTTTTCCATTAATCAAACTACTTAAATCAGCACTTAGTAAATCTTCGGCAACTTGATTCTTATATGCCAAACTACCAAGACTTGAACTATTAGCTTTTCCATTAATCGTACTCTGTAATGAACTGTTCAATGATGTAAACGAAACAGCTCCCTGCAAATTTATTTTAGAAGAATGAATTGTAGTACTTCCTGCAGTCTGATTTATATATGAAATAATTGTCTGTCCATTTTCTAAGGTCTTTGAAGCATATAATTTATTTGCATCTGCTGTAGTTATCCACCCAGATGTATCTATTCTGTTGGTTAGATTATCTACTCGTTTTACTTGTGCAGAAATCTGAGTATTCAGAACTTCTAATTCTGCAAAACAATCATCTGAATATCCTTTCAATGCGTCTTGAATAGCTTTATTAGCACCTTCAACGGCTGTATTGAATGTAGCTAAAGCTGAATTGAAAGCACTAAATTTACTATCTACGTTACTCTTCTCTGAAGTAGTTGTCTTACCATCTGCAATAGCTGTGTTAATTGCAGAAATAAGGTTCTCAATAGCACCGAATAATGTAACCTTAGCATTAAGTAAATTAGTTTTAGAAGTTCCTGTTAAATAACTATTTGAGTATAATTTATTATACGTAGCTTCTACAGCTGCTTTAGTATTGTTTACTGTATTAATATACTTCTCAATGGCTTTAGCTTCTGCTTCGCTAATTAAGCCGTCAGCAAATGCACCATCAATATAATCCCCTAAATTATCAACTGAACCATCAATAGCTTCAACAGATTTTTCTATTGCAGAAATCTGAGTATTCAGAACTTCCCATTCATCAAAATTATGTAGCCCAGAAGAGCCTGCTTTAATTTTGATATTTCCTCCAATTTCTCCGTTTGATACATCGAAATATGTTTTTCCATCAGGACTTACAATCTTGTCGGTAGTTATTCTTCCCGGAAGAACCTCAGTGAAGCCGTAAAGTGTCACAAAAGACCTTTCACCTTCATATTCACTGTTCAATATACCGACAAGCAAATGATAGAAACCTGACACATCATCCATGCCGATAGCGGTAGGAGACAGTACGAATTCTCCGCTTCCTGAACCTGTCGGAACTTTGGCATAGAAATAATACTTCTGCTCCAATTGGTCCATGATAGGGCTTGTATATGCCTTCATGTTCCAATGCTTGTACTCAGTTGAGTTTCGGTCTGAAGTAATAGTGTTCACACCGAGCGTCATGTGCTGGAGTATTGTTGCCGGAGCTGTAAGCTGCTTTGTTTCCTGGTTGTAGGTTATATGGTACTGAATAGGACGGAGAGAGCTGTCAACGAAACGGAACTGAAGGCTTTCATCACCGACAAGCATAGCCATTGTCTGAACCGTTATCGGTGTTATAGAGTTGGTGAAGTTATCCAGCAGGGCATTTTCAAGCATCTTCATTGTCTCTACAGCATCACGGAAACGTCTTTTCGTGAACCTTATAATCTCCTTGTCGTTTTCCTCCACGATGACATTACCGTTCTGTATTTCATCAATGGTAGATGACAGGCTTTTGCCCTGTACATCGTTAGACAGTTCAATGGTTGGAGAATATGGAGAGGTCGGATAGTCCTTTATTCCCGTTATTCGTATCGGAATACCTTCAGGTGCAAACTGGTTGTCAGTGAAAAGTACATATCCTCCCACGACAAGACGTCCGCCTACCTGAAGCCAGTTGCGCTTAGCCCACATTCCCTGCAATTCTCCCGTGAACGTGAACCTGACATCTTCCTTTTCATAAAGAGCCTTTGCAGCTTCACGGAACATGTCCCACGATGCACCGGTCTTTTCCACATTGTCACAGAAATAAGCGTCAGGTAACATACAGCCGAAAATTGCGTATTTGTCACCCTCGCGTGGGATATAAACACCGCCAGGCATAGTCTGGCCGTCTATCTCCTGCGGAACTATCTCAAAACGTCTTTCTGCATGTTTGTACTTCAGCTCAAATTCCTTTCCGTCACCTGCCAGCATACCGCTTTGGAAGATGATAGTCATACTTTCACCTTCAATCAGATAGTTGTTGTAATCAAGGCTTTCAGGGATGCTGTCATCTATAATATCATAGAAATTGTTGGCTTCATCAATCACTTCAACCTTGCTGACGGTTCCGACACGAGAAGGGTATATTTCCGAGCAGTCCACGCTGTCCTCTGTTCCATACTTCAGAGGTTTGTCCTTTCTCTGTATTGAATAACCTTCAGCGTCAGAAACGTATGTGCGACCTTCATATTCAAGTGTCTGTGATTTTGGAAGTAACAGCTCCGGCGAACCATACTTTGAACGGTCTATGTTCTTTGAACCTCCCTGAGCAAACATGATTTCAATAGGACGGCTGTCTGACTCTGTGGATCGTCCGAGACCTGGAACGAAACCGTTTCCCTTTCCGTATGAGAGAGGTAACGGGTCATCCTTGAAATACTCAACCTTCTTCAGGTGTATTACCTTCCCGACAATCTCCCATTCGGTCTGAAACGTGTCGGCCACGCTCTGAAGTGCTGCATCTATGTATGAATGGTCAAACGCTATTGTCTTTTCAGTTGAAACAATACAATCACCGATACTCCACCCGCTGTCACGCTTGTTAAGGTTATCCACAATCGTCTGCAAAAACTCCTTCGGAGTAGCACACATCGAGAACTTTAACCTTTTATCTACGGTGTTGCGGAGCTTGTATCTTCCCAGCTTAACCTGTACACTCTGCATGGTAAGGGTGTATTCGAAATTTCGGTTTCCGTTTTTCTTGAAGTTGGCCGGAACTTCAAGCGTGTACCTGGTAGCCATGTACTCACACCAAGTGTCACCTATCGGGAATTCTATATACAGAGGAAGGGAGAACTTCAGCGTAAGGCTGTTGTCTCCCATTATGCTACGATAGCGGTAACTTTCTTCGCTTTCGTGAACATCGAGTGTAGTATCGTTGAAATGTAATGTTATCATATCACTGAAATATTAATCCAATATAGACAGATAGGAACGCTATTGCTTCAGCCCAGAACAAAGGTTTTGTCAGTATGAAGCTGTTAATGAAATGACCGTTCCAAACTTTCTTCACCATTATAACCTCATAAGCGAGCCATACAAGCCACACAAGGAGCGAATAAGGTGTAATTACAAATGCCAGCCACAACTGGCTGCATACGGCACTTATTACCGTTGAAACGATATGTACAGGCCGGTCCATTCCTGCCTTGAAATTCGGGGCTACTCCGACAAAGCAAATGCCGGCACACATAAGGAACGCTAAAAACTGAAAGTTCTCAGGTGTACGATCCAGGATTGAAGGCATAAGGAGCAAAGCGGTAGCTATCATCGAGAAGCCGAACCAAACCTTATGTTCCAGGCTGTAATAGGTGTCGCTGATAGAATAGGGAATACCCTTTCTATATATCATCACCCCCACATAGGAGGTGATGATAAGGAATGAAATTATAATCAGTGTCATAGCTCAAAGTCTGGTTTTTCGGGATAACCTAAAGTGTAATCGTATTCTTCAACCTCTTCAACGCTCTGCAGTTCCATAACCTTAGATTTATGCTCTGCTGTCTTGTTGTAACACTTCTTCGCATAGATTTCAAGCTGTGCAAGCAATTGAAGCACGGTATCACACGGCAAGGTGATAGGCTCATTTCCGAGCCATACGGTCGTGTTCTCGCTTCCGGCTGTTTTTTCCTGAGTTGTGGAGAATGACACAGACATACGAGTTTCACGGTCCAGCCAGTAAGAATGTCCGTTAAGGGTAAAGCTGTTTACATTGTCTGACTTGTCGTAAGCCGCAATATCATTCAGCTTCTTCTGTCTTGCAAGAGACAGTTTCTCTTCCAGCTCCAAATCTCTTTTTACCATGAGCTTTGCATCTGAAATATACTTCAGATACTCGTTGTATTCACCAACACCGGTACCGTCAGTAGATACGCTGTTCATGTAGGAATTGAACTTGTTTACCAATGCCATTTCCTGCTCTGCTGTATATCTGTCTCTGATGACAGCTTCTACACACTTGTCATAGGTCGGATTCCCTAAAATTGTCGCTTCGCAGCAGGAATACTGCACTCTCTTTTCGCTCACCAATGGTTCATCGCTTCCTTCCTGCATGAAGTCTGACTGTACTTCCTCTTCCTTGATGTCCCAACGATAAAGGTAGTTTCCATTACCAACAGCTTCTAAAGCTTTAGGCTTTGCATCATAATACGCACGTTTCATAATACTCTTTTTTAATTATTGTTTTTAATAAATGCTTACTGTTGCTATGTTTTGCCCATCCAAGCCATGCGGCCACCTGTTGCCTGTAATCGGCTTCAGATATGTTTTCCAGCTTGTTGAGCGCACTCACCTTCTTGCAAAAATTCTGCTTTATGCTCTTTCGAATGAGCTTTTGCTTGCGGTAGAACTTATATCCTACATAATCAAGTGCCCGGCCATGACGGTCGTACCTGTTTACTGCTACAGGAAATATCTGCCAGTTGTCCTTAACCTTCAGCTTCAGTTCATTCTCGATGTAAGGCTTCACGAAACAATGGAAAAACTTCCTGAGCTCGTCCTTACTCGTATGATAGAACACGAAGTCATCTGCATATTCGTCACAGTCAATTCTGTAAACTTCATTCACACGGTGCATGAAATATGCCATTGTAAGGTTGGCAAGGTATTGCGATAGATAGTTACCGATAGGCAGACCTTCGGCACTGTCGATAATTTCATCTATGAGCCACAAAAGGTCCTTATCCTTGATTTTCCTCCTGATTATTGACTTCAGCACGTCATGATCTACCGAAGGATAGAACTTCTTTATGTCAATTTTAAGACAGAACAAAGGTTTTCCTTCATACTTGCGTATCATCTTCTCGACATTCCTCGCGCATCCTTCAATACCTCTCTTCTTGATACATGAGTAAGTATTGTGTGTGAATACTCCGGTCCATATAGGTTCGAGAACATTCATGATTGCATGGTGAACAATTCTGTCAGGGTAATAGGGAAGACGATAAATAATGCGCTCCTTTGGTTCGTATATCGTGAATATGTCGTATTCTGACGTTCTGAATGTTTTATTCTTCAGTGCTTCATGTAGCTTCAGAATATTGGATTCACGGTTCTTGTCATGGACACGCACACCGTACGTCCTTGTCTTACCCTTGCGTGCTTTTTCATCTGCCAGCTTCAGGTTTTCTACCGATATTATCTTTTCGTATAAATTTCCTATCCGCTTCATATTTTGCTTTGCTTTTCTTATTTTGGGCCTTCGAGCCGTAGCCTACCAACACCTTTTCTGAATATATGTTTTTTGCCAAGTGGCAGGGTTGTTGTCCATCAGTGTTATATCTTTAACCGAAAAGTATAGGTGAGAGCCGATATTCGCATTCGTATTCGAGGGAGCGTTATTCGAATTCGCATACACGAGACCGGCATTCGTGCCGTTATTCGCATTACCGCCGAAGTGAACCCCACTCGGGACAACCAACCTTTTATTTCGTTATTCTATGTAATATCTCGTTCCGGATGCACGCATCGTGACTTTTCGGGGAAACGCATTCAGTTCACGGATTTTTCCGAGAATGTATTTGATTTCCTTTGAGTTTGTGAAAAACTTCTTCGCTTCACTGTCTTTATCTTCTTTGTTCATCTTGATTTTGACGAGAACACGGTCAGTTCCAAATTTTGTTTTCACTCCCTCGATATAGTCACACACCCAAAATGTGAGGTTAATCAATTTCTGTTGCGTGGTTTCCGGGCAGTTGAAATGCTTGTTCGTTTCATCCGCGGGTATTTTCAGAAAGTCCAGAGAACCGTCATCTTCTAAAGTATTATTCATCATTTCAATTTTTATTGTTCAACATTCAAGTGAGACCCATAGCCACTAAAGCGTGTGGCTATGGGCGTGGCGTTGCGCTATGCGGGGATAAAGCAAAGGCGAGAGCCGACAGCCGCATTCGTAGACGAGGGAGCGATATACGAATACGCACACACGAGACCGGCATACGAGCCGTCATTCGCATTACCGCCGAAGCGAACCCCACGGAGCTGCTCTGAGGTAGGTATGTTCGTATAGTGATAGTCACAGAAATAGGTCGTAGAACCACCGCCAACTACTGAAGGCATAATCTCTCCACCTTCTCCGAAAATCACTTCTTTTACATAGCTCTCAGTGCGAGCTTCATTTCCTACATGCTGCATGTTGTTGTAGTTGCTGTCATTGAAGTATTCCGGGTTATCAGTTACAAATACCTTACTCAAACCGTCTCCTGTAGGGCTGTTCGGTGATATTCTTACATTGATACCGTCAGTCCACTGCCAAATGTGGCCGAAAGGATTTTCAATACCTCTATATCGAGGAACCTTAACGGTCTTGATGTTTGAATCATATTCGGTAGGCATAGAGAACTCAACTTCTCCGGTGCCATTTCCAAGCTCGTCTGTGTGTCCGCATGGTATAAATGGATTGTAACCGTTGAACGTGTTCCATTTACCACCGTCAAGAGTTGTAACACCGTCACCGAGGCCACCCTGTTTATAACCTTCTGCTGTAAGTGCAGCGTTGAAAGCTTTCTGAGAGTTTCTTGTCGCAAACTCAACTACAAACAGCCAGTAAATATCCTTCTGAATGTCGTATGTCATACAGTTCCATTCCTTTGTGGATGATTTGCGCTTGCGTGCATAGTTTCTGAAGTTTGTACGTGAAATCTGTGTTGCAGGTCTTCCTGTAAGCGTACGGTATGTTCCGTCCCATTCTGCATTGTTATTACCACCTCTGTAATCTGCATCAGTATTCACAACCGAGCAGAGAGTAGTTGTAGAGCGTTTCACGGTTGCTTCATAAGCTGAAACGTATTTCTTCTTTACCTGATGATATCCTGGTAATGGATATTCAGACAGCTTCACACGGCGCTTGTTGCCTTCTGTCTCAAATTTACGGTAGTACATAGGAAGTTCAACCATAACCTGACCGCGCGAACCGTCTCTTGTCTGTCCGGTCCAGTCTTGCGGATTCAGATATTCATTCACTTTTCCGTCATCCGACAAAAGACAGCCCTTCATTCTGTTGTGGATAGGCAGGCTCTTGTGCAGTGCCATGTTTCCAATACGGGTAACATCGGGAGACGAAACCGTAGCATCGTATTCAATACCGTACATACATTGCTCTTCCAGGTATGGAAGTAATGATGCAAGTGCAGCCTTCTTGCTTTCTCCGTCAGTATCGAGAACTTCACAAATCAATTCAAAAGGATTTGTTCCTTCAACGTCCGGCAGATCTGTCAATCTCTTGCCGTTCTCAAAGGCTTCAATGATAGCCCTGATTTTGCTTTCTTCTTCACTTGTAAATGCCATAACTTTAACTGTTTAGAAATTTGAAAATTGAATTATTACCTGACTTTATCAATGACATAGCCCGTAGGCTGTTCATCCTTATGCGTGCTTTAGTGTGCAAAGGTCGTTTTCTTGACCTTTTTGTTCCAGTTGTTATCTTACATACGACCTTTCCGTTTGTTACGACAAACATCATGGAATCAGATGTATTCAACCTCATACCTTCGTATTTCCTGAACGTGGTCCAGGAACGCATACGTCTTAATGTTGATATGAAAATGGATATTATCATGGTTCAACTTCTACATAAGAGCCGCTTCCCCAATAGATATCGTATTCTCCGAGTATTTCAGAGTTTGGAGATATTTCAACGATAGCCATAGGAGACCAGTCGTTTAACATTACAGGAGCTTCAGATGATGTTTCGTCCTGGTAACACCTCACATCGAGCAATACGTCCAAATCTTCAGAACCGGCAGTGTTCTTAGGTCTGATATAGATTGAAAACGGTATTTCATTCGGCAGTTTGAAGCCGGATGCAAGGCTTAATATCTTTCCGTGTGAAACGATACGACCTCCATTCATAAATTCACTGATGTAACCTTTTTTTGCCATAAATGTATTTTTTAGTTTAACCTGAAATTACCGTTTGATGTCAAGCGTATGGAAGACTTCGTAACGAGCCTTGCCGTAGCACCTGTTACAGTGATTAATATCGTTTTGTACAGCCCCATATTACAGGTTGGTATAACATGGACCGTACTTGTACCGATTTTATTTGTTGTTATGCGTCCGTCAGGTGTTACTGAAATGGCATTGTTGTCGCCAAGACAGATGACATTCTGATGAACTCTGTCGGGGTGAAGGACAGCGTTTATTTTTGCGACCTTGTTTCCCATTGTTACATTCTCCGGATAACTCAACGTCATAGAAGTTGGGAACAGGCCCAGGGCTTCAAGACTTGAAGCTGTCTCTATTATTTCTCGACATTCATCAGTTGCTTCATTTGCCGCTTCTGTTGCCGTTGTACAGTCTTCTGTTGCCTTCTTAGTGGCTGTTGTTGCCGCATTTGCATTGTTTGTTGCGGTTTTGGCTTCATTTGTTGCCTTGTTTGCTTCCGCTGTTGCTGTCTCTGCATTTTTTACGGCTGTATCGACAGAAGATTTTAATGCCGTCACAGTTTTGTCTATAAACTCCAAAGAAACTTTTACACTGTGGTTCAAAGCGTCCACACCTATGGTAAACAGCCCTTTGAATGTCTCGCAAATAGGAAGTTCCGAAATCCTTTTTTTCGTTGCCATATCTTATTGTTTAATCGTTCCTTAATAAAATGTAGCTTTCTCCGTCTTCTGTCATCACCAGTTCGTCATCTTCTGTAACCAGCAAAGCATAGTTACCGGTTGGTCTTGAATTGGTAAAAGTCAGAGTGACGGAAAACTCACACCAAACCCTTCCATTTCGTAGTATATCGAACTTTGACACACTGCACTTCTTGTAAAAGCAATCAAACTCTTCTACTGTCTTGTCAATATACAGACGTCTTGTCTCCGGCTTTATCAGTGCCGTGAAAAGTGAATTCCAGCGGTGCCAAAATGTAGATACATCACTCGCTCTGATAAGCATCTTTACGACTACATCTTTAGGCCTGTACATAACAATCTCGTCATCATAAGTTACACCGGCTTCACCTTTGTTGTCTATTGTCAGGTTCTGACGTACGTCAGGGGCCCGAAGAATGTTGTCATCCGTTCCATTTAGAATGTACACACCGAACCTGGAGAAATCTATATCGTCAATCTCATACCCTGACTGTCTCACGTCTTTTGCGCCAACAGGATATGGATCGGCCGCATCAGGTGTCGGGAAGTCATCCGAAAAACTTAACGATATCTTTCCGAGCTTCACCTTTGATGACAAAGAACCGTTGCTTGTCAGACGTAGTTTGAATGTCTTTCCGAGCTCACGGAAATCAAATGTATGATAAGCCTTGTCAGACAATAACTCAAACATATCACTTGCAGACGTGATATCCGTAATACAGAAAGATATTGCGAACGTCTTGCTGTCAAGCACCGGCTCAGACAGGTCATATTCTGCACCGTCGTATTCGTCCCATTCCGTGCTGTCAACGCTCTTGAACGGGGGAGCCTGAATAAGAGCCTTATATCCGTACCGCTCAACAAATACACCGTATTCAGTGAACGCATCGTTACCGTCTATGAATAACTTACCTTTCATATCAATACCTTTCCGTGTTCCTCTTCAGTGAATGAAACACTTGAAACATTGTCTTTTTCGATACGTACTACTGAATATCCTGAAGCGACAACGTGAGCCGATGCACCACACATGATATGAAGCCTATTTCCTGCCATATCACGATATTTTACGTCTGCAACAGTGTCGCCTACCAAAAAGACTTTTCTTTTCTCTGACAGGCTTATTTTGCCGCAATCTATATACACACCGTACTGTTCAGGGTGCATACCCTTGTACTTACGGAATGTTTCGATATCGGGGAAGTTATACTTCGTCATAAACTCGATACCTCTCGGAGTGAACATGAGCTTTACAAGTTCCTCCAAATTTTCATTTCCCGTGAACATGGAACAGGCATTCAGCTTTTGAGCCATGCCAAACTGCGATTTTCTTTCGCAATCGTGCTGAGCCTTATCTTTGGCTTCTTTCCATTGCTTTTGAGTATTATGTATCAGTTCATTCATACCGTTATTTTTTGAGTTTCAACCCTTTTGTATTTATATCTTCAAGTGTTCCGGACATCTTGCTGATTTTCTTCTCGACATCATCAATTTTAGCGTTCGTATTATCCAGCTTTTCGTTTGTCTCTGAAGTGTTGCTCTCTATTCCGGCCAGATGCTCCAGCATCTTGTTTGCTGTTGCGTTCAGTACACCAAGACCTTCTACAATTGAAAACGTATGCCCCTGTATGGTTGTCAACCTGGCATTGTTTTCATCCACGCTTTCCTGAGAAGCCGTAGCTATTCCCTTTTTTGTGCCTTCACGCTCTGTCTCTTCCTCTTCTTCCTTGAAATAATCATCCGCCCAGCCGTATTGGTTTTCGAGCTTATTTGTCATGTCTTGAGCCATTCTATCGAGATAGTCCTGCTCCCAGTCACTAATAAAGCCGTCAGACCAAAATTTAAGCATCGTTTCCCTGAGACGTTCCATATCCGGGCTTATGGTGGCTTTCATAGCTTCGGTAATCATCTGTTTTATCATATCCTTTACCAAATCCTTTGAAGCCTTAACCTTATCGTCACCGGCTGCCCAGGCATCTATGTAAGCCTGAGCGAAATCATCAATGGCGCTCTGAATATCCTCTCCGAAAATAGCATCTTTGGCTTTTTCCTTGTTGTCCTCTATCAGGTTGTTGATGTCCTCAATCTGCTGTTGCCATTCCTTGATACGACCATCGTCAGAGTCTTTTTTATCCTGCTCTTCACGTATCTGCTGTTGTATTAGAACCTTCTGCTGTTCAAGCAAAGTATTCTGTTGTTCTATCAGTTTGGAAGCATCAGTAGAATATGCTTTTTCTATTGAACGACCAAGGTTATCGTATGATCTGTCCAATAAATCAATCTGGTCTTGCAACTTCTGAATTCTCGCTTCATTCTTTTTGTCATGTATTTGAGCAATCGAGGAAGCGAGGGAACTTACTACACCAATTGCGGCACCTGCGGCTGCACCTATAGGGCCGAACATTGCTCCGGCTTGTGCGCCCTGCATGGCAGAGTTTACGGCATCCATAGCCACATTTATACCGTCAGCTATTCCGGACAACGTATCAGAACCGAATGCTTCACCAAGAGAAGAGAACGTGTCAGAGAGAAAACCTCCTACCTGAGTAATCTCGCCCAGTCCGCTTTGTATGTCAGACAAAGCCTGCTTCAGTTTCTTGCTGTCATTTCCACTATTGAAAAGTGTCTGAAGCCCCTTTACAACTTTATCCAATGCCGGACGCAATTCATCTGCAGCCCTTTTGTTATCAATCAGAGCATCTGAAATGTCCTTCAGCTTTTCGGGTGATTTGCTCCAGGTATCAAATGTTTCTTTCGAGATACCCAAGTCTGCACCTTTCTTTGCATCCCACTGTCCTGACTTCAGGAAGTCCAAAGCATCCTGACCCCGTTTGTTGATAGCTTCAAGCTCAGCGAGTGTTTTGTCCTTCATGTCACCGAACATTTGGCTTATCGCCGAAGTGCTTTTGTTCGCTTCAATGTCGAGACTTGATAATGAGGCTTTATACTGACGTATGGCTTCTTCTTGAAATTCAGCCGGGATTTGAGAAATACGTGATTCCCATTCTCTCGTGAGCTGTTCTCTCTTTTGGTAGTATGTACCGTATGTGGAAAGCCAGTAATCGGTCATTTCCTTTGCTTCTGCGGCATTTATTTTGCTTGATAGGTCATTGTATTGTTCCTGACTTATATTGCCCCCTGAAAGGTCTTTCCCGAGCTGTTTACGCTGTTCGTTATACGTCTGTCTTATGGCATTAATTTTTCTCTCTTCTTCAGAGACGAAAACATCTGCCAGGTTCTCGTAAAGCCCCTTGATATACTCCGCATTTTCTTCTTCAGCTTTCCTGGTCTCTTGAACTGCGATTGCATTTGTAGCGTCACGTTTAGCCTGAAAACCTTGTCTGTCTGAAGATGAAAGTGTCCGTCCGACCTTTGCCAGCTTATTAGCAAGTTCTGTTTCTTCACGGTCTATGGCGCTCAATGTCTGGACGCGCTGGTTCTCTATCTCCTGAAGCCTTTTTCTCAAACCTTCCTGCATTGCAGAAGTTTCTGCGTCCGAAATATCATTCAAAAGCTGTTTACGTTGCTTTGCAATATCTTCGAGTATCTTCTTACGCTCTTCTGCTGACTTTTTGAGGTTCTGATTCTCTTTTGTATCTCCACCAAGGTCTTTGAAAGCTTTCTCCGCTGTGTCGTATGCGGCTTTAGCATCCTTGTATTGCTTTGACGTATAGTTTTCTCTGTCCTTGTTGATTTTATCAAGTTCAGATTTAGCGTCTTTCCATGCTTTTTTAGCTGCTTCATAATCTTGCTTGAATGTTGTCTGACTTGCCTTTTGTGATTTGAGGGATTCTACCTTTGCATCCGCACTTTTCAAGCTTTCCTGCAAGTTCTTGAAACGCAAATTCAGGAAGATGTCAACGTCCCAAACATTGAACTGATTTTCAGCCTTCTTCTGCTGTTCCTCGAATTCCTTTTTGACCTGCTCAAATTCAGATTTGATTTTATCCCGGTCCTTTATTGCAAATTCAAGTTTAGTCTCAATAGGAAGAGCGTTGTATTCAGCTTCTTTTCTCAGACGGTTAATTTCGTCTATATCCTTCTGAAGTCCGTTCACATATTCCTGCACCTTCTCCTGCTGATCTGACAGGAGACCGTGGCCGAATGTCTCACGTAGTAAATCCGCATTCTCCTTTGACAGCTTGCTCCAGCTATTGCCGGCATTACTGATATCTTCAAGAAGAGCCTTGTATTTGTTCAGCTCACTTATCTTGTGTTCATAGTCCTGCTGTTCCTGGATTTCATTCAGTTTCTTTGTAGTGTCAGCAAGGTTAGCTGTGGCAATTTCCTGCATTGAATATTCATTCGTCAGCTCCGGACAAATGGTTTTCAGACGTTCATACGCTGCAATTTGGGAATACTCTGTCTCTGTCTTATCACGAATGACATTGATATACTGCTCGATTGATTTTCGCTGTTCGTCCAGCTTTTTACGGTATTCGTCACTTTCCTGGTTTAGCTTAGCCTGTGCTTCTTCAGCATTTGAAGTGTTATCAGTGAACAGTACAAGTGCCGCAACAACTCCTACAATAGCAGCCGCAAGCAGTACGTAAGGATTCGCCCATGCTGTAATATTGAAAGCCTGTTGAGCCGCTGTAAGCAAACCAAGCTCTTTACGGAACATCATAACAAGACGAATGTTCTCTGAAATGTTGCGTGTCTTTTCAACTACCCATAGAGCCATGAGAGCCGCTTTATAGGTACCGTATGCGGCCGCAACAGACAGTATGGTATTCATAAATACCTCGTAATTCTCCACAAGGCCTGTAACCATGTTGACACCGCTTACAAATACGCTCTGCTGTTTGCTTCCGATATCGTTAAGCATAGAATTCCATGCGCCTTCCAAGTTAGACAGCGCACCGTTGATACCTTCAGACTGTTTTTCGAGCATACCGTAAAACTGTCCTCCTTCTGCAGTGGCAGAAGCAAATGCTTTTTCCATATCGGCGGCAGAAATAGAACCCTGAGACATTTCATCACGAAGTTCTGCGATGCTCTTTCCGGTATCTTTTGCCATTTGGTTAAGAGGATTGAAACCGGCATTAATCATCTGCAACAGGTCTTGTCCCATCAGCTTACCGTTTGCTGAAGCCTGAGCGAATGCAAGTATGAGAGACTGGAAACGTTCAGCATTACCCATTGATATGTCTCCGATCTGTCTCAGAATAGGCATTACCTTCTCTGCTGCAATACCGAAACCGAGCAAAGTCTGTGCGCCTTTGGCGAGAGGTTCAAGCGTCATAGGAGTTTTTACCTCAAATTCACGTATGGCACCGAACAGCTCTTTTGCCTTGTCTGTTGAACCGAGAAGCGTTGAAAAGGAAATTTCCAAAGATTCAATTTCACCCCTTGCCTGTATTATACTTCGGGCAAAATCGTTGAGTGCAGTAACAGAGAAATACGCTGCTGCGGCTGTTCCTATCATCTTCAGTGAATTGTCGATGCGCCGGCTCTCGTTTTCTATGTTGCTACCCATGTTCTTGAACTCGTTGGACGCTCTCTGTGCGGATGCTTCCAACTGTGACGTATCAAGAGTTATTGCATAAGATAATCTTTCCTTTTCGCTCATACTCGAACTATTTCTTCATCTTCAAAATCGTTGAATTTGCTTACATCGTTTGCATCAAGTGCATCATCGTACGGTAACTTATCCTCCTTTTCTTCGGTCTTGCTCTCATATACCGGGACTGTACGGCTGTACATTATTGCGTTCATGTAACTGATATCGTACAAAACCTGTTTTGTTGTCATTCCCAGTGTCTTCGACAATCCGAATACTGTAGCCCAGATGCTGTCGTTTAATTCTCCACTTCCTTTGTCGGATTCAGAAGGTTTATTTCGCTTAGGGAAGTGGTAATACCGAAAAAATCTCCGACCTCCATATCTGTCAGTCTTTTGATTATTATGTTCAGCATTACAGAGGGCCTGATATTATCCAGCACGATTTTTGCAAGTTCAGCCTTTTTGTCAACAGTTACAGTTTCCTCGATTTCGACCTTTTTCAGACCGAAGAAGCGACTTTTTACAGTCTTGCGTGTTGTTGTTTCAGTCAGCCCATTTGCGCCCAATATAAGGACCGCTACGATGTCACCAAGTGCACGGTAGTTCTTTGCATTGTGGATGACAAACTGAACAATCTTATCACTGGTGATAGGCTCAACCTTCGGAAGCGTCGATACGATTTCCGACACAAGTATCAATGTTGCTATGGAAGGCTGTGCTACATTGTACACCTTGCCGTCCAATTCGAGAGTAGCCATCGGCCTGTCAAGTATTGCCGATGCAACTTTGCTTTCTATGGTCTGTTCTGTCATAATCATAAAACTTAATTGGCGGAGGGTGAAGGATTCGAACCTCCGGTGCGTTTCCGCACTCCTCGTTAGCAATGAGGTGCATTAAGCCGCTCTGCCAACCCTCCAGGGCTGTTCTACCTTCCGAACAGCAAAGGGGTGTCTTTCCACTCGTCAATAATTTTACTTTCCTGTTCCTGCTGACTGAGTTTCAGTCTTCTCTGCAACAGGAGCTGAAGCCATAGAAGCCTGTGCTGCCCAGTCTGTACTCTGAACCTTGAACTTCTTGTAAAGCTCACCGTCTGCGCAAGCAAGAATTTTGAAAGTAACATCTACATACTGTCCTTCCTCTTCAGAAGAGCCCGGACGGAATGAGATATGCGCACGTCTGACTTTGATACCTGTAGCTCCGATATTCTTCGGGGTTACTTTGACTGAGAAGTCTTCAGGAATTACGTTGGTTTTCACTGTCAGTTCTTCCTGTCCGGAACTTCCGCTTTTAGCCGCCCCTGTGAGCTTGTTTTCAGTATCAAAGTCCATTTCCATGATTCGGGTGGTGATAGAAACCTGCGGTTCGCCTTCTTCCTCTGCTACGACAACACCTCCAGTTGCTGTCGCTGTAAGAGTATCACCGTCTTCCGTACTCATAGATGTACTTTTGTCCTTGATTGTTCCAAGTGAAAACAGTTCTGTAGCCATAGCGTCGTCATCTCCGGTCTTTCCGACCTCGATTTTACACTTAGACCAGGACATGATAAGTTTCTTTGCCATACTTTTTGGTGTTAAATGGTTATTCTTCTGTACTTTATTCTAACCTGAATAAAATGCTGTTCTATACCCTCTGCTTCCAATGATTTAGGTGTTCCGTCTTTCGAAAGCTCATATTCTGTGCTGTCGTTTTCCTCGATGAAAGAAAGTGCAAGCTCTTCCAGCTCTTCAACACGTTTGATGTCTTCAACCTTTGCGCCTGTGCTTCGTATGGTGGTATCAGGAACATAGATGTTGAGAACGATAATACCGCTTTGTATCTGCTCGTCAATACCGGAAAGGAATTTCACAACGATGTCCTCTTTGTCAGATCCAACAGGTCTCATACCTTTGCGGTAAACCATTCCCGAAATATTCTTTGCAAGTTCGCTGTTAGAAACGAACTCGAAAAAATCACGTTCTATGCGTTTCTCTGTTTTTGTAGCCATAGTCAAACCTTCTTAAATCCAAGTTTTTTCAAATAACGTGGCACCAAATCATCAGCAAGCAGTTCGGCCGATGTAAGCACGTTCAAATTATGTATCTCTTCGACATAAACGGCATATTCCATACCGGCAGCAACGATAAGCACAATCCCTTTCGGATATTTGCCGGCAAATTCATCTGCCAGCTTATCCAACAGGTTTTGACCTTCCTTTGCTCCATTGTCACCCTTGCTTTTCACAAGTTTGCCTTTGGAATTCTTTACCAGATTTTTACCTCGATAAACTTTGGGATTGCTGTTTTGGTATGATCTGCCGTCAACCAGCACGACATAACCAATAGAGCTTCTCAGGTTTCCCGTTCTGTCTTTGTATTCTCCGTTCTTACGAGCTTCAGTAATACACCGTTCGCCTATATAGCACAATGTTTCAATGCAACGAGCCTTCAGAGCGTCTGTCTTCACCTTGATGTTTTTCACCACACCAAGGATAGATGTCTTTCCGTTTATGTTGATTGAAGCCATTATACCGTGATTTTTACCCTGCCGACAGTTTCCAATTCTTCAATACTCTGAACACGATATTCTCCAAGTTCACGACCAGAGCGTTCAAGTCTGATACGATTTGCGTTGAACTCCATATCTTCAATCAGGATAGTGAAAGAAGCCATACGGAACTCTCCGTCCTCATACTTTCCTTTTCGGTTGTCTCTGTTTGTCATAATTGAACATGGAACCGGCTCACTCCATTCAACAGAAGCGCCGGAAACAGGCTCTCCGTGCTCGTTAAAGTCGGAAGCGTTGTTCACAATCTCGTATTTCAGAAATCCGTTTGTCCTCATAGGCAGTTACCATAAATTTGAACCGTTCTCAATCGTCTTTACAGAGAGCAGATAATCTTCAGCATCGAGACCGTAATCCTTACACCATATACGAATGTTTTCATTGACTGCATCCTCGTTTACAGACGTTGAAACACCGTTCTCTGAACGGCTGTTCTCAACATATCCCTTTACAAGACGGATAGCTACCTTAAAGAGATTTACGTCTTTAGGTGTAGCTTCTGCATCAACGCTTATGCCTTCATTGAACAGCATTACTTCCATAACAGCACGGTCAGGGTAGAACGTGCTGCAAATGGCATTACAGATACTTTTCAATGCTTTCAAATTATCCATAATTAGCTCTGAGTTTTAAGGGTGTAGATGTCATTAATTTCAGTGATTACCGGAAGAGAAAGAGATTCAGCCTTAGTAAATTCTCCGTGGTTGGCTCCCTTAGTTTCACCTACAGCCCATTGAGACACACGAATACGTCCGTAGTTGCTGTATGCAACATCTGACTCTGGTTTCAATTCGTTGTTTGCATAAGCATTCTTGATAAGGCCGAGTTTTCCTTCAGGTACGAACACGATGTTTTTAGCATTCCACGGTGTGTAAGGTGTCAGCTTGTTTCCGTTCTGAATCTGGCACTGACGTTTTACCTTTTCGAATGTAGGATAGTTGTTACTTTCCATGTATTCGTTGATATCCTTCAGTTGGACGATCTTAGAGGACTTGTCAGTACCCCAAATCATCTGCTTCATCTTCTTGCTTCGGCACATGTATGAAATTACTGAAGGAGCGCAAAGGATTTTGCCGAGAACGGTTCTGTCTTCCGCAACATCGAGAATTGCCTGGATATCCTCCATGCAGTCCACTGTGTCAAGATTTCCTTCAGTCCATTCCTTAACGGACGATGCAATGTTAGAAGCCGGCATATTGTAGTTGATTTCGCCACGTACACCACCTTCAGGGTTGTTCTCGTTGTTGAAGTTGAACACACCACAGTTAGACAAGGCTCCCAGGAAGATGATGTCAAGCTTTGCTTCGACACCGTTTACAACACGGGTAACATTACCCCACATCAAGTCAATAAGCTGTTTCTTTTTCTGTTCGTCAGAAATAGATTTGCTGTCAAGAATCTGAAGCACCTTTCGGTAGTCCTGAATAGACATCGGCAAAGTGATTGCATGGTTCAGAACTTTCTCCTTAACGGTATCCAAACCATAAGAACCAAGAATAGGTTCTTTTGCGTTATCACCAATTGTGGATGCAGCTACGGTAAGATTGTACTTTCCAATGATTTCCTCAAAGTCCAATCCGATAGTAGGAACGTCCCAATCGAGATATTTTGCGTAAATCACATTGTCAAATATGCGCTTATTCAGCTCAGAAGCAGCGTCTATACGTGCCTGCACGTTTTGTGTCAAAGCACCGAACAGAGAACTAAGTAAAATAGGATTTGGCATAATTTATCAATGTTTTACTGATTAATAAACAGGATTTTAGGGTTAGTCTTCAGACCTAAGCCGTTTTCAACCAACCATGTAGCCGGGAATGGTGTACATACAGATTTCAGTACGATTGCATCATAGGCAGCATCCAAAGTAGGAAGGCCGCTCTTTTTGATTTCAAGGTCTGCACCCAATACTGTATTTGCAACATACTTCGGCTTTTTGGAGCTTGAATCAAACTCCTGAATGAAATCGTTTGCCGCCAGTCCGGTGATTTCCTCAGCAAAGGTTATCACGTCATAGTCAGGGTTGTTTCTGTCGATAGCTTTTACAGTAGTAGTCTTACTACCTTCAACACCTACCTTGTACACAACATCACCGACACAGAAGTTATTCTTCTTGCTGACACGTGCGGCAGTGGTTGAACCACCTTCGAGAACCTGCCCAATCTTTACGACTGCGGCCGACATGTCGGACATGTCAACCTGGACAAACGAACCTCTTCGAATGACATCACCAGTAGGGAAAGTCTGCTTCAAAGAGAAACCACCCGGCAACATCTTGACCTCTTGTCTCCAAAACGGATCAATGTCGCCAGGGAAACTTGTTCTTTCAAATTTGATTGCCATTTCTTATAGCTTTTTAGTTAGACATTTGGCAGAGCATTCGCCCACGCTTTGGCGTCATCCTTTACTGCCTGTTCGGATGATGATAAGATGTCCGCCTTTTCAGCAGGCATCAGTTTGCTGGTGATAAGGTCCTGTTTATACTCCGTAAGAACCTTTTCGATGTCTGCATCATCAGCTATGCTGAAATGTTTCATCATAAGGTCCGGGATACCCAGTTCCTTCGCCTTTGCAGCGATTGCAGCACCTCGTTCAGCCTTACTTTTCTCAGCTTTCATGGCAGCGTTTTCGTTTCTCAACTCCTGCATCTGCTTTTCTTGCTGTTCTTTGTAATTCTTGAACCAATCAGGTTCTTCATCGCTGTTTTCAACCGTTTTTGGTGGAGTGGTTGTTCTCTTCTGCGCCTTGCGTGTCACCTCTGCCTGCAAAAGTTTTGCAGTGGGTACCAACGAATCCGCTTTCTTTTCGATGTCCTCGTCTGAGGTTTCATCTGTCAAGCCATCACTGCCCAGTTCTGCCAGGTCCTCGATTGCTTTCTCTGACAATCCAAAGTCTTTACACTTGTCTTGTAGTTTTTCTAAAAGTTTTTTGTTCATATATGGTTCTGTTTTATCACACTGTGCAAATATACTGATATTTCTTAATAATGTGCTTAATACGCACGTATAAATCAGTGATTTTCTTGTATTTCTGATTTTTTTGTTTATGTGGTTCTGAGGTTGCCAAATTATTAAAATATGGCATTTATTAAAAATTTGTCCCGTAAAACTTGCAAGTATTAAATATTTGCCCTACCTTTGTACCAACGAAAAGAAATAAAACCGAAGAGCTTAATAAGCACAAAGGTCTATAACTAAAACAATTTATATGAAAATGATAACTTTTACATCAAAAATTTGGAGTGACAAACTCATAATTAACGGAAACGAGATACAGGTTACTAACGCATTCGGTGATACATATCACGGACGTTTGGACGAAAACGGTAAGGTTGTCACCAAATCAAGGTTAGGACTGGGTTATCTCACAAGAGTTATGCAGGAATATAGAAGTGAAACAAAATAATGGAGGATAAAGATATGACACAGAAAGAGTTTGAGGAAAGAACAGGTATGAAGCCAGCATACGAAGAGTTCAACCACATTCACGCAATTTACTTGAATACGTCTATGGATAAGGACGAGTTTTGCAAGGACTTCAAAAAGCATGGAAATAGCAAGGTTATCAGTGATTTGCACGCGAGGATTGTCAATAACGAAATTAAGCTCAATGAAATGAATTCCCTTTCAACTGAAATGGCTGATTTTCTTATCGGGAAATCGAGGGTGTACAATGATACGGATTTCCGAAAAATGGCTGTAAAGCTTGTCGGGGAGAAGGCTGTGGTTACAAGAACACTCGAAATGGACCTTCAGCTTTGGGAAGAAGACATCGAATACATCAAATCTAAATTATAATCATCATGGAAGCAACAGTACAACAGGTAAAGGACATCGTTTCAGTTCTTACTCAGGACGAACAACAGTTATTGAAGGACACAATCATTCACGGAGCATGGGGAGATTCTGATATGGAGTTCCTGGATGAAAACGGAAATATCGAGACCGTTTCCATGTACGGGTATTGCACAAATGATGCTGTAAAAGCCGGCAACTACAAAGGACGTATCGCTTCAGTAATGTTCAAGTCGATATACAAGAAGATGTGCCCAGAGAACCACAACCAAACAGGCCGGTATATTTCACACTGTAATGATTGGTGGGGTGACGGTTCTGGAGACATGCTTTTCATCAGAACAGGATATTATGATGCTTTCGAGAAATGGGCAAAGGAGCCCGTTTCCGAAGAGAGCAAAGCACTGAATGAAATAATTGATTGGATAGACGGATCTACCGCTTACCTTTCCACACGTACTGAATTTGCCAAAGGATATAAGGAAGGCATCGAGCAGGCAAAGGAGATAGTAAGAAGCATTATTAACAATAATCTGAAGAAGTCATGATAATAGATTTGATACTCGACAGAAAGGCTGGTGCAGAGTACATTCAGGAAGAGTTTTATAACAATGTAGCTGACTACGGCATAACTTGGCCCGGTCTTGCAGGACCGATACTTGAAGCAATGAACCACGGTACCGAAAAGGACGTAAAAAAAGCCTTATGCCACTATATCGAGGAAGCAGGCTATAACATGGATATATGCAAATACATCAACAGCGTAGAATGGATTTATTAACTATATAAAACAAAAGCAATATGAGAGAATCAGTTTTAGCAGTGAAAGCCCTTGCATACAGAGCAGGGCAGGGAATTAGTTTTGACCCTGAAAGATACGGTGAAGGTCTTCTTCGTGACCTCGAAAATGGTCTTGATAACTTTCTTCCGAATATCCCTGAACAGTTCAGGGCTGAGTATGAAAAGCGTTACATCGCAAAGTTCTGTGAATGGATGCAGGCTTTAAGCCGGACATATTCGGTAATGATTACGGGAGCCGGCAACTTCAACAACAAGCGCCACGAGAAGATGAACAGATACGAGCGTTCCGCATACGACCGCTTTACCACATGGCGCGACAAGGTTCTGAAACGTCTGAACCGTGAAAAGCGTCTTGTCGGATGGGAAGAGGTCGAGCGCCTTCAGGAAAAGCTCGAAAGGCTGACCGAACTTCAGGAAAAGATGAAGGCTGTAAACAAGATCGTCCGGAGCAAGAAGCTGAGCGAGGTTGAACAGTACGAGGAACTGGAAGCACTCGGTCTTTCAAAGGAACTTATCAACGAGGTTATGTCTGAACCGCAATATGCCTTTCAGAAGAAGGGGTTCCAGGCATATCAGATAAGCAATAACAATGCGAAGATAAAAGCCACGGAGGAAGCGATTAGACGTCATACAGCAATGGCTGAGACAGAAGACAGTGAGATACCTTTCGAGGGTGGGAAAATCGAAATGTGCTACTCTGAAGAGCGTATAAGGATATATTTTGACGAGAGACCGGACGCTGAAATGATTAAGAAGCTGAAGGGTGCAGCGTTCAAGTGGTCTCCGAAGAATGTAGCATGGCAGAGACAGCTCACTCCGAATGCCAAATATGCGACAAGCAGACTTCTTGGTGTGGAAATCTAACCGGTAAACCGTTTTTTAGCTGTAAAGGTATGGCGAATATTAAATATTTGTCGTACCTTTGCATAGTATTACTTAACATTATGCCACAGATAAGAAAGATTTTTCACGTAGAATTCAAAGAGCCTGTAAATGGAAAGAAACATTATTACTTTGGCTCTAAATCAGCCATTTTCCAGCACCTTACACCTGAGCAGATAGGCATAACCTATAAAACGCTGAGAAATATCGGTAGCATCAAGGAAAAGCCTTATACGAACGCTCTGTGTACGATATGGCAGGGAGAGCTGATAGCATCACAAACCAATAAGGAAGAAGTATATGACAGAGAAGACAAGCCCGAATGAAGATTACAGCATTCTTATAGGTGATGTAGTCAGGGCATTTTCAGATTTGGGAAATAGCATCAAAGAAAGCTCAAAAGCTCTCGGAAAATTTGCTGGAGCTACCTTTGAGCGATACATATCAGACGCTTTGCGTAATGAAAAAAGATTTCTTGAAAAGCTGGAGAAATCGTCATTCATTACAAAATGGTATTACCGCATGAAATACCGGAAGGCAAAGTACATAAGGATAAAAATGGAACGATATTATAAACAAATTTCGTAATAATATGTTAGGCGCAATTATCGGTGATATTGTAGGCTCACGTTTTGAGTTCAACAATACAGACAAATACAATTTCAAGCTGTTTGCCAACGGATGCAGCTATACGGATGACACAATCTGTACGGTAGCGGTCGCTGATGCCATTATTTCGGGCAAAAGCTATACAGACAGGCTTCACCATTGGTGCAGAATGTTTCCGCATCCTATGGGAGGATATGGTGGCTCATTCGCGCGTTGGGTAGCTTCAGATGATCCGCAGCCTTATAACAGTTTCGGCAACGGTTCTGCAATGCGTGTCAGTCCTGTTGCATGGTCTTTCAATGATTTGGATAAAATACTATCTGAAGCAGAGAAGACAGCCATTGTAACGCACAATCATCCTGAAGGTGTAAAGGGTGCTGTAGCTGTTGCTCATGCAATATACCACCTGAGAACAACGCATGATCTGGCCGGACTGGAATCTGTGATGAACGCTTACTATCCGGATTTCATGTCGGGAAACTATACTCCTGGTGTTTTCAATGAGACTTGTCAGGGAACCGTACCTGTATGCCTGAAGATATTGATTTCAAGCTCTTCATTCGAGGATGCAATAAGAAACGCTATATCATGGGGAGGTGACAGTGATACAATCGGGGCAATAGTAGGCTCTATGGCTGAAGCTCAATGGGGAATACCACGAGACATAGCTATGCAGGCATTGAAGATGATTGCCGGCAATATGGTTAAAGTTGTAAATGACTTTTATAGCAATAAACTAAAATGAAAAAGTCCGATTTGATTAAACAGTGCCGATACTACAACGGTGAAAAGGAATCCCCTTACACAGGACACGATGATATGTCCTGGTTTTGGGATATGGAACGTGTGTACGTTGAAAGCAATGGAGATTTTGAAGGAGAGGGCGAATACTACAAGGCTATAAAGGGAAAGGAATATCCCGGCATACCTTACACTCTTCTGATAATCATGTTCACTTCGTGGGGTAAATGGACGTCAGACATGAAAGGAAACATAGACAAGTTCTATAAGCTCATGGATGATTATCTGTTCATTCCAAATGACCATTACCCGGAGGATAAGATACCGGGATAAAGCATAAAGGGCCGTGTTCAATACACAGCCCTTTTTTTAATACCCGATATTGCTGTCTTTAACATAAGACAAGTCTTTCGGGTCGCAACCTATCACTTCACAGTCTATGTAGGTTTTTCCTCCTTCTGTATAGACTTTCGTTATTCTCATTTGCGTACCACGCTGGAACAGCGTTTCATGTTCAGAACTGAATGATGAAAACCTTTCCTTTCCGTCCCAACTTCTTTTGGCACCGTTACCGTATTCACTGATTGGTTCGAGATACGCAGCCTTTGAGCCTTTCGGGGCATAGATGTTCAGGATGACCTCTCTACTGCTAAATCCTTTACCTTTACGGCTACCGGTTGACATGAAACCGCCTTCTTGCATTACCATACCGACAAGGTCCTGTAATTTGTCCGGCATTGTTCCGCCGGCAAATTCAATTCTCGACCGTATAACCTCCAGTCCGCTGTCACCTCTCGTGAACCACATATCTTTTGGAAGTTCGCTTTTGTCGAGATACGATGTCATGTAATTGACCTTTTCGACAAATCGTTCCTTCTTCTGTGAATTGTAGTATTTTCTGCCCTGGAGCGGTTCGTTTACGTCCGCATAGTGGTGTGTGTACTCGTAGATGTAGTCCTTTTCCTTCTTGCTTGCTGAAATCCAATTTTTCCCGGCTGTTTCAATGAGCGTATCATCGGCAAGCTGTCCGTTACCCTTATCCCAGACGGCAGCGTTCTTTCTTTCCTGGCTGTATGCGTCATCACCGAACTGTGTCTTGACTTTCTTCTTATTTCTTGCCGCAGCAGCTTTGTCAAGTTGGGCGCGTTTTTCCCTAATTTCAATAATCAGTTTGTTTGCTTCTGCCTTATTATTCTGAGAAATAGCTTTGTCGAGCTGTTCCACAAGGTCAAGATATGGTTTTGATTTGGTCTTGAACTCGCTCATGCTCTTGAACTCGCTACCGATATTCTCCCAGTCTATGGCATCATTTACCTTGTCAAGCTGTTTCATGTATGCCTTCTTTGAAACCTCCCAGGTGACATACTTCTTATGCTGTTCAACCCAATTGATTTCAAATGTCAGCTTAGATTTCTGCTTGTCAAGAGTATATCCGGACCATTCATCCAGCTTCTTCTGAACAGCATCATTGACAATTTTAGCATCAGACTTAGAGAACTGTTTAGCAACCTGCATAGGGTTGTCGAGATTGGTGTACGAAAGGATTTCCTTTCCGATATCCCTCAGACTGTACGCTTCTTTCAGGATTGCTTCTGAGTTTCCTCCTGCAAGCGCCTTCTTCAATGCTGAAGTGTCAACATCTGATATACCGTCCATGTACGAAAGGATGCTGTTTCCGTACTTTCTTGTGGCTTTTCGGTCGTTCCAAGCCTTGACAATTGCTTGCTTCTGTTCATCCGTCCTCGAATCATGCCGTATTTGTGCCTTTTCTTTGGCTGTAAGCTGTTTTTTCGGGTTCAGAATGTTGTCTATTGCCATTTGGTTATTCTGCACGAAATACGGCATTTTACCGCTTTGCTTTGCAGCCGATATTTTGTCCGCATTATCCTTCACCCAGTCCTTGAAGTTATCCGGGTAGTCTTTCACTGCTTTTGCAGAAGGTGTGTATTCCTCACCGTTTACAAACGCTTCATTCATCTTCATCATTTCGTCATCATCAACGAGGACGGGGGTAGCGTAGCAAAAGCACTGAGGGTGCCAACCGTCAAAGATGAATGTTTTGGGATAAATACCCTGCAACGGGTCGCAAATATCGTGTACCGGGTGGCTCTTAGACAACTGAATTTCTATTCCGAGAACAAAGTCCATTTGTTGCCAACGTACGTTGTCAGCACGTCTATATGCTATATTCGTTTCAGTACGTGCCACACGCATGGCATTCTTAGCTGAAGACTTATATACACCGGCACCAGTCTTGTAAGAGTCACGGTCGTAATCAATCCATTTGTATTTTCCCGTTTCCTCGTCTTTGATACGCTTCTTCCACTTCTTTCTCCATTTCCCGTTTTCATCCTTGTACCTGAAGCGTCTGAACATCAGGTCGGGGTCGTTAAGGCATTCCCTTACCGTCCGGCTCATGGATGCAGCCGATTTACCCGAACCGATTGCAACAGTCATGGCAACCTCCATTTCATCCCGGAGCTGGCGAACAGGAAGCCAAACTCTGTCTGAAAGGTTAAGACCGTTTTCCGTTCTCTCGATGAATGCTTTCATGGCGGACGTGTTGCGTTGCATGACGGCGCTCAGCTTCGGATCGGACAGAGCCTTTTCACCGTATATCGAAGAAACAAGCTCGTCACATTCAGCGTTAGCCTGTTCCCATTCAAGTGATATACCTTGCTCGATAGCCAGTAATGCAGAAGAGTGAAGCCGTTTCAAAGCGTCCTCAACCTCCTTCTGCATTTTCTCGCTTGTGTCATCGAAGCTGAACATTACACCTTCTTCAAGTTTGGGAATAGACTTGTTTAAGGCAAGAATATCGTTCACAGTCTGTGCGAACATCTTTCTCACCTTCTCAGCGTAGGCTTCAGTTCTCTGTATTCGCTTCGCTGAATCACTAACAAGGTTTTTCTTTGCCATAGGCTTTATTCGTTAAATGATTGCGCTCCGGCTCCTTCGTTATCGTTGAATATTGAATTTTGCTGTGCCTGTCTTTCCTCTTTCTCCTGTTTAAGTCTCTTCAGTTCGAGTGTGTGGTCCTTCACAAGCGGATTGAGTTCTACAGCCGTTTCCGTTGACATGATACCACCGTCTGATGCTTCAACGATATTTTGCAGGCTTTCCGCTATATCCTCACCGAACGGTTCCTGGTATTCATGAGCCACCACGAGCTTGTCACACTCTGATTTGAGAGCTATGTTCAATACGTTTCCTATGATAGAAGTAAACAGGCTCGCTGTTCTGTCGAGAAGTTCATCGTGCGAATCCTTATGCTTCTGTGCCTTGATATCGGCAAGAATCATCATCTGTTTGAGTGCTTTCCCTGACACGTTGGAAAGACCTTTCATGTTATCGAAGTCTATCTCAGGTGTGAATGTCTTAGTGAGAATATGCTTCTGAAGCCATTCTATTTCCTTCTGTTTGCTTTCCGGTGCATTGTCCCATGTGAGGAATCTCGCAGCCTTGCTAACATCGTCAAGCCCCTTAACTACAAGCGTCTTGTTAGCATCCCCTTTTTCAGGCATGTTCTTTATGATGTCCGAGTTAAGCAGGAACATAGGGTCAGAGAAGTAGTCGTTTGTGTCCGCTGTACGTGAACCGATATACTCTTCACGTTCGATAAGGGGTTCTACACCATTCCACTCCTTTTCCTGCCGGAATAATATTACAGGAATCTTTCCGATGATGTTCTCTTCCTCGATAACGTCCCAGCCTGTGAACTTTCTCGTGCATCTATATATCTTTTTAGGGGTGAATATGTCGAAATGATAAGACGAATGAGTGCTGTTTTCCTTCGTGTAATATCCCCAGGCGAATGCTACAAGGTTTTCGTAAAGGTCCCACATGGAATACATTTCGTCTCCCTTGCTTCTTGCAAGCACCCTGAGCTGGCAGTCAGGTTTGTTTTCTTTGTTCCGGAACACTCTAAACAGAAGCGCACTTTCAGTCTCAGCACCGGCATATCGCTTGCACTGTCTTATCTTACTGTTGAAATGCGTGCTTTTAATCAGGTCGAGATAAGCCTTGAACGCATTGTCTGTTCCTTCAGAAAGGTTCTGCCATTTGACAGGTCTTCCGTAGATGAACACAAGTGAAATTTCGTTGATATACTGAGGGTAGCCAATAGGCAGCTTCCAGCGTTTCACTTTGCCCTTTCTTTCTCCCTTTTGGTTGAGCAGAATCTTGTCGGGCCGCTTCATGATTTCGTGCGTACTGGTGTTGTATTCCTTGATAGCTTCCATAGCCATCATTTCGCGCGTTGAAAACAAGGATTTGACACGGGAAATGTCTTTTGCCGCTATAAGCTCTTCGAACTCCTGGTTCCTTCCAACTACTGAGTTCAAGTAGTTCGTGAAAATTTGAAAAAATCCCATGATAGTTAAAATTAAAATGAAAACATTGAATCTACATTGTCTGGTATCTCGATGTCATCATCCATGAAGTAGTTTATCGCATACCCGAGAAGGTCCACATACTCGTCATGTACCTTTGTAGGGAATCCGCATACTTCATCAATGAATTCCTCGTTCCATTCTCCGTCCACGATGAACACTCTACCGCATTCTACCTTTGGAGCAACAGCATGAAGTCTTACGTCTTTTGCATCAGTAGGAGTAGGGGTGTACGTTACGTTCAGGCTTGTGGAATCCTCCAACTGCTGAACCACACTTTTACCGTTGGCTTTAGGCTCTACTCTCAACGTGCTGACGCTGTCATCATAACCGTTGGCATACATATATTCAGGAAGGAACCGCAACAGGTCCGGGAATGACTTCCACACTTTTTTTGCATGAACGATGTATATGCTGTTCTTGATTTTGCAGGCAGCAATAATACCAGAAGGGTCGTTGTCCGTCTTTTTCTTCTTCTCGTCATAGGCGGTGTCAAGAAAGAAATGTATAGGCTCCTTAAATCTCATTGCATGGAAATCTGCATACGATATATGTCTGAACCACGCTTCTTTTATGATGTTACCACCTGCTGCAGACGGTGATTGTCCGTACTGTCCTGCATATCCTCTTGAACCGAGGTCTATCTTCGCTTCTTCGAGCGTCCTCCTGTTCAGTCGTACGGGGTCGAGCAGGCCGTCCACATAGAACTTTCTCAGTTCTGCCGGCTTGACTGCATCGCAATCTTCGGCAGGAAGGCATATATGACGAATGTTCTCACCCTTCTTCTTCAGCATATATCCCGTTACATCTTCTTCATGTAGTCTCTGCATTATGGTTACAATAGGGGTATTTGCTTTGTCCACCTTACGTGATGACAGCGTTTTGGTATGTTCGTTTGCCTGAACTCTCAAAGGCTCTGATTCCGCCTGTTTCGGATTGACAGGGTCATCATTGATTATCACGTGTGCGTGGAAACCTGTAATGGTTGCGCCTGTTGATGTGGCATACCTGTAACCAGTTTGAGTATTCTCATAGTTCTGCTTTCCGGATTTGTCCTTTCGGATGATGATGTCCGGGAAAAGTATTCTGAATTTGTCAGACTGAATGATGTCCTTCGATTTTGTTGCATGTTCGATTGAAAGACCACCCGAATAAGAGTTTGTGATAATTCTCAGTGTCGGATCTTGCGTCCACAACCATACCGGCCACATAATTGTGACAATTGTCGATTTGGTTGTTCCTGGAGGAATGTTCACGATAAGGTCATACGGCTTCGGCTGTCTTGCCACAATAGAGACAGACAGCTTCTGCAGTTCATCGCACAAGAATGGAATATGCCAGTTGTAGCGTGGCTCTTCCTTGATGATGACGTCCCAAAACGTCTTCACAAAGAAGAAAAAGCTCTTCCGGCATTCGTCAGCAACCACTCTCAGTGCAAGAGCCGTATAATCTATGTTCTGAACACTCATTCCTTTTTGTTTAGAAGGTCAATTCCAATTGATAATAATGCAGACCTTTGTTCATCAGTCAGCTTAGAAAGGTCTATTTCCTTTGGCTTGAATAGCTCTTCACCGTCCTTGCTTGTTATCTCCTTACGTTCGGTATATCCTCTGTCCTTCATCTGTGTTTTGGCATAGAAGATAATCATCGTAGTATCACCTTCCTTCATCTTCTTCAGGATAAGGCTTTCGCAGAAGTCCTTCTGCAGTTCCTTCACGTCATCCGCCTTTTCCTTGAACTCCGGGTCCTCATTGTAATACCGATAGTAGGTCATTCGGGAAATATTGCAGGCTTTACACGCTGAAGAGACAATTCCGCTCGTCTGTGCAAGTGCTTCGAGAAGGTCTTTCTTCTCCTTTGCCACACGTTCGTCTATCTTCTGTGTATCACGCTCCATCATTTCTTAGGTTTTATTATTCCGTCTCTTATTTGCGTATCACGGTATATGTCACCGCAGATTATGCGGTACGACCGTTTCTTTGGGTCGCCGGCAACAAGTACCTGGTACATCTTCTGAAATGTTTTCTCTGACGTAGCTTCACTTGTTTTGGCATACAGTTTCTTCACAATCTCATAGCCTGGATAGTCATCAGGATTTGCCGCAGCCTTCTTCATGGTCTCCTTGAACATCTGAGTGTAGTTCTTACCCTTTTCAAGACCGAACTTCTGGTCTTGCTTAGATGATCTGAACATATCAGTGTCCCAGTACAGCATCACGAGGTCTGCATTCGGTTCTCTTGCAAGAATACGCTCGTAAAGGTTCGGGTAGAACTCCAGCACTTTAGGCAGTGTCTTGATTGTATCAATGGAAAAGAACTGTGATATTCTTAGCTTGTTTAGCGCAACTCCGACCTTATACAGGTAGATATAGGTCACGGGAATTTTAAGCCCTGTACGCTGAATGTACAGCCATATATCGCTATCTTTCCAGTCGTATATCGGGTAAACAAATGACGATTTCGTAATAACACTGATTGCGGCACGTCTTTGCAGTGACTCCGACATTCTCAATCCTACCATTTGCGGAATATCCTTGAAGATTTTCTCACCGAATACCTGGTAGCTCATTCCCATTCTGAAAAGCGTATGGTTCCTTATTGCGAACTTCGGCATTCTTCTTACCCAAACACTTTCCTTTCCTGGCTCCCAGCATATAAAGCTTTCGTCATTTTCCAGCTTGTTACAACAGTTGTAGTGTTTGATAGGAAGACAGAACCAGTAGAACTTCGCTCCAAGTGACATGAACTTGCTTCGCCATTCAAGAACGATTTCCTCAACATCGGGATAAATGGCTTCTTCATCGAAAAAGATAACCATTAGCCGGGAGAAGGAAATACCATACTTCTGCATTGTACGGATAACTATATCCGACATACAAATACTGTCCTTTCCGCCCGAAAATGAAAGGCATACGTTCTTATTGTTCTTGAAAGTCTCGTACACCCTTCTTTCGGCCGCTTCAACTACATTACAGTTTAAGTCCTTTACGTACATACTAACCTCGTCTTAATACTTGTGCATTGCTGAATTTCTGTGGTCCTCTCTGAACCATGAGCTTCAGGAACGTTTCTCGGTCTATCTTAGACAGACGGAAGATTTCTTCCCGGCTCATTCCGATTTTCTTGCTTATCTCGTCAACGCTCAGACCTTCATCCAACAGCTTTTTGACGATATTTTCCATAGGTTCGAGAAGGTGCGTTCCTCTCGCGCGGTTGAAGGTTACAGTTCCGGCCATGTCATCCGTTGCATTTTCGTGAGACACAATTACAACAGGGATTTTGTTACCGAGCATCGTTTTCAACGGCTCACGACCTGACACCATCCAGCGGTGGAAGCCGTCTATGATTGTGTAATCTGGTCGTATGACTATCGGAAAGCAAAAACCGTTGTTGAGAATGCTTTCCATGAGCAGCTTCAGGTTCTTTTCAAGAACTTTATTCGGGTTGTAGTCGTTTGGCTTTACCAAATCCCGGTCTATGAACTGCAGATTCTTCAATGGTGCGAACAAATCTTTATTTTTTGCTTCCATAACTCTGTTGTTTAGATTACTATTTCCTTACCACAATGAGGGCAAATCATGGTTCTTGCCGGTTGCATACCGCTTTCTATTTCGTTTCGTTCCTCGTCCTGTTCTTCCTGCTTTTCCTGCGGAATGTCTTCTACCTGCTTCTCGTTTGATTTTACTTCAATAGGCTTTGAGAAGTCCACACCCATGTTGTCCTTCACAGTCTCATTAATGATTGCATCGAGATAGTCAGTACCGAAACCGATGATGTCAAGTTCTCCAACCTCGCGGATGATGTCCTCTATCTTCGTAAAATCAACATAGCTCAGTGATTGGATTTTGTTGTCCTCGATAACGATTTTGAGCTTCTGCTTTTCTGTAAGACCGTGGAGTATCTTCACCTCGCATTCTGTACGTCCGAGGTGTTCCAGTGCCAGCTTCTTACCGTGTCCGCATAGGATATGAAGGTTTTCGTCCACGATGATAGGGTAATACTGTCCGTAACGCTCGATGCTTTCAGCTATCGCCTTAATCTGTTCAATAGGGTGTACGTTTGGGTTCTTTTCGTATGGAACCAGCTTAGCCAATTCCACGACCTTGATTTCATGTGTCACTGCCATAGTTCTATCTGTTTAAGTTATCAATGAATTGTTTTGCTGATGCTATATGTTTGGCTGCATCCTTTACCATTTGTGGGTTTATATCCCATAGTTCCTGCCAACCGTTCTGAACAGTTCCTACCCATTGTCTCGCCGGCCAGACACCTGTTCCTACGATCCAACCGTTTTTCCAGCCGTAGATAGGAGGTATTTCACGGTTCAGGAAGTAATGGATGACCGCAAGAACTTCCTCATGCTTCCAGTGCGCTATTGGTGAAAGCCTTGTTACACCTTTGGCATCGGTGTAGATGTTCTGACCTTTTCCGCCGGTGTAGTTACCATCCTGCAACCTTCTTCCGAGAATAATCACGTCCAGCTTTTGCTGTTTGAAGTAGATAGCCTGTCCTCTGTGCTGGAGACAGTGAAACCACTGAGCCGCATATTTGGACTGCATGGGGAACAGCATATCAGGATGCTTTGCCACCCATTCAATATCCAGCTTTTCGTTATCCACGATTGTAAGTCCTTTCGGCGCGTGTTCCCTGCACCATTCAACGAAGCCGGGGTATTCAATCTTTGAAGCTGTACACAACACGCATTTGTTTATTCCGGCTCTTTCACATACCACCTGAAGAGCAAGGCTGTCTTTTCCACCGCTCCATGCGTAAGCTACATTCTTCCCGGCTGTTTTCTCCCTGATATCAGAAACGGCTGAAGCAACCAGTCTCTCCGCTTCATCACGTGAGACCAGTTGCTCTATATTGTTCCATGCTTTGATGAAATCCTCGTTCCTCGATGTCTGTTTCTTACCTAACACCTGTTTCATAGTCGATTGAATTGTAGTGCGCATCCGAGTTGAAAACAGTCCATACCACCGTCATACTTGAACTGCAACCAATTGTATTCAGTCACCTTGAAGCGAAGGTTTGCTATCATTCCCTTTCGGTACCGGCATGAGTAGCCGGCATTAACCACAAACCACCTGTAAGCGTAACCTCCTACGAACTGCAAACGGTCGCCTGCAAGGAACTTTCTTCCGTTGTAGATGTTCTCCCATGTTCCGTCAATCATAAAGCCCATAGGGAGCTTGTATGTGGCCGACAGCGTATGTCTGTAATCGTTTGCTTTGGTGTTATAGATAGACCGGGACAGAAAGTACAGCTTGTCGCAAATACTGAAGTTGAGCCATACCTGCGGAACGAATGTCTCGCTGTTTATTTCGTATTGAACAACCGGTGTGATATTGAACCAGCTCGTGATGTTCTGTCTGTAGCCGATGAATGGTGATACACTTGTGGATGATCCGTGAAGTGAAACGGTTGTCGGTACCCATATCCTGAAACGTGTCGGCTGTGTGATACCGTCATATACCTGTGCGTTTGCAAATAAGATTGCGCTCAACGCAAATAAGATTGTGAATATTGCTTTCTTCATTGTTTCTGTTTTTAGATTGTTGCTGTTTTATCTTTCATAACTCTTGACATAATCCCTGAAGCTCCGATAGAAAGGAGAGAGCCGGCCACTATCATAGGCACCCAGCCGTACAGATTTCCGACAGCGAATACAGGGAGACCTACACAGATACTTGTCATAATTCCGTAGAACATTCCCCGTTCGCTCATTTTGTAGCCCTTGATAGCGAATATAGTCGGAAGCATTACCGAGCTTCTGAGCGTTCCGTAGAAAAGGAACAGGTAAGTGATAGTTATTCCTGGTATGTTCGCAATAGCTATTGCAAGAACGGCTACGATGAATATCGACAGCCTTGCCATTCTGACCGCATCACACTTCCAGCCTGTAGCAGCTTCGATACGTTGAACCACATCATGCCCGGCTACGGATGATACAGCACACATAATGCTGTCAACGGTTGAGATAAGACCAGAAAGGATAAGAAGGAAAAACAGATACAAGAACCATTTCGGGGTGAAAGCTATTACAGCCCCTACATTGACGAGTTGTGTGTCCTCGATATGTAACTGTGCTCCGGCTGCAAAAAAGCCGAATATGGATAAAGAAACAGGCACTATGGCGAATATAAATGCAGCCGTTATCATCGTCCGTCTTACTTTGTCCTTTTCAACAGCAAACGTCCTCTGCCAAAACATCTGGTCTCCGAATGTTCCCGAAAGCAAACCTATCGTTGTGGGAATTCCGAATGACAGCATAACCATGATACCGTTTGCATCGAGTAAGTTCCTGAATCCACCGCTAAATCCACCGAGACCATTAAACAGTGTGTCATATCCTGCGTTCGATGTCATGATAGGCAGACCGAGAATAAGAACCAGCACGATGAAACCCATTTTCACGAAGTCAGACATGATGTTTCCACGTATTCCGTGAGTGACCGAATAGATAAGAGGTATCACGGCAAGAATGACAGTAGTCCAAAAGAAAGGAAGCCCCGATACTTTGTGAAATATCGTGGCACCTGCGAGAAGCTGGACCGCAAGCGAACAACATTGCAGACCGAAACTTTCAATGAGATACATATTGTGAACCCTGTTGCTGTATTTCTCCCTTACGTAATCAGAGAACGTCCATCCGTCAGGACGGAGCGTTCTCATCTTACTTGCAAAGAAAGAAAAGAGTAAAAGAGTAAGCACGTTCGGAACTACGAACCAAAAAACACCGGCGAAGCCTTGTGTGTATGCTTTCTCCGAAGCGGTGAACATTGAAGGAGCCCATACCCATGTAGCCGCCATTGAGAAAGCCGTCGCCAACCATTTAGCAGAATGACCGGCAACCAGGAACTCTTCTTTTGTCTGCGAACGTTTTTTGAACGTGAACATCAGAAGAGTCATTGCAAGGAAGAAGCCAACTATAAGCATCATCCCCTCGAACTGAGCTAAATTTTCCATTTCCTATAAATTTTTATAATGTAACATTTGTTTGTTCTGCAAATATACTTAAAGTGCGCCTATTGAGCGCATTGTAAGCCGTAAAAAAGGCTCACAACCTCAAATAAGCATTGATTTCTCTTATGAAGTCATCAACACTTCTCACTACAATATACCTGTTTCCGTATTCCTCCGCTGTCTTCTGCCATTCCTTCTGAAGTTGCGTTTGTTTTCCTGTTTTCGTTTTGAACTCAATACATAGCGAAGCGTATCTTCCGCGCGGTACCAGCAAAATCATATCTGAAACTCCGGCTACAACTCCTTCGCCCTTCATTATTTTGGCTTCAACCACGCTACGTGCCCCACCGTTTGGAACTGCAAAGAGAAGTTTTGCATACTGATTGTGCTGCAGGTCGAACCATGTTTTACATGAAGACTGCAATCTGCTTTCAAGATGTCTCGGCATTTTGTTTTCCTCCTTTCTTTAGAACGGCAAATCGTCTTTATCGTCATTTCCTGGGCTGTTGTACTGTGTAGCTGAATGTGCAGCCTGCTGTGGCTGTTGTGCCGTCTGCTGTTTGCTGTCGAGCATTTCCATTGCTTCAGCGTGTATCTCCATGATTGAACGTGATACTCCGTTCTTGTCATCATACTGTCTCGTTCTCATTTTGCCCTCGATGAAAACCTTTGCACCTTTCTTCAGGTACTTTTCAACTACTTCAGCCAATTTCCCGAAGCAAACGACATTATGCCATTCTGTTCTATCTGGTACTTGTGTTCCATTTTGTAGTGTGTATCCTCTTTCTGTTGTAGCCACACGGAACGATGCTACTTTTGTCTGTCCGTTGCTTACCTTCGGATCTGCTCCGAGGTTTCCTATAACCTGCGCTTTGTTCAACATGATGTAATTGGTTTTATTTGGTATTCTTTTAATTTTGTCATATATATAGAATAAACGTATATATTACTATATTATACATAACTACTGTATATTAGAAGAAGGGGATTTCGTCATTCTCACCGTTTCAGGCTGGTACCTGAAGTCTGTGAAGTGAATTATCACACCTTGAAACAGTGTTCTTCCGGTGCCTTGTCCAAAGAACCAGTCCACGAACTCGTCCCACTTCAGACCGTCATTCTCCGCTAACCTCCTGACATCTTCGAATGGCTTTCCGTTGATGACAGCTTTAACAGTTCCTTTTTCGGGGTCATAGGACATGCTGATTCTCTCGTAACCTACATTCTTCGTCTCCTTTATCTCTACCTGTTTACTTCGGTATGGCATCCCGGACCATTGTCTGAGAGAAAGGAAAAATCGTCCTTCCGTTATCTTCTCTACGTTGTGTTTCCACATTTCATAGTTTCCTCTAATGGTGTGGATTTTACTACCTTGATACAGTTTCTCCTTGAACCGGGTTTCTTTCCCGGCACTGATGTGCTTCCGGGGGAATACCCTCGAAAGCATCAGCACTACAGTTTTTGTTCGTTCTCTCATAATTATTCCGTGTATGTTTTGAGTTTCTTTTTCTCAATCTCTTTCATTTTGAAGTGCAGCATTGCCATTGCGTTCCACGCTACCTGTGCTGCATGAAGGCATCCGGTCTCTTCGTCAATATCGTTGCCTTTTTCCATTTCGGTAAGATGTCTGAGCATTGCGCCCTTGTACCTCTGATATCCGTCAGGGAGTTCCTGCCAATTATTCGGGCCGTATTTATTCGCTCCTGCTGTGTACACCTTCGCAATCTCTTCAAGTTCAGGCCACGGAAGTAGTTCCATCATTACCTTTCCGTCTTTTCGGTCATTCTTTCTTGACCCACTCATACAGCGTCCTCCTTTCCCGGTATTATGTCGTTTGAGTATAACCAGTATTTCACGTTGAAATGGATAAAACAGGCTCTTATATCGGCTGTGACGAACCAGGACGTGATGTTTCCACTTTCCATTACCACGATGATATGTTTACCTTTCTCTGGTGTTTCCGTTGCCGGATGAACCATTTTCCCGATGACGTGTGACACGCATTCCTCCATAAGGGCAACGAAGTGTGCGTTCTCTTCTTCGGTAGCTTCCACCTGTTTGAAGTAGCGTGCCGATAGGAACTCGGCAACGCTGTTTTTTACTGTTTCTTTGTTCATAGTTACTTTGTTTTTATACATTATGCGCATTTCCATTTCGCCGGATCATCCGCTACTGCTGTTTCACCTTGTATCTCGTACTGCAGACGTGAGCAAGATTTATGCGGGAGGTGGTATCTTAATGTTTGTCGAAGTCTGCTTTCAGTTCCACTACCGGCGATACTACTTTTTAATGGTGTGTACGCTATGTTTTATTCAGTTCTTTTAATGCCTTCTCGTTGCATTCACGACAGAAAAGGCGGTTATGTGTATTCTTGAAAAACACGAGGAATGTATCTTCATCGTCAGTGAACTTGTGACCGCAACTGAAGCACTTCCTTTCAACGCTCAGACCAAGCTTTTCTCTGGACTGCCGGAATGTTCCAAACTTCATGAAGGGACGATCCATAGCCTGGGAGACAACATAAGTCCTCGTGATTGTTATCTTTACTTCCATAGCTCAGTCCTCCTGCAATAGTTCCGGGTTGTCGTGAATGTTACCAATAACTTCACATTTGTCACTGATAAGCATCGGTCTTTTCCTTGTTGAACTTCCTGAATGATATCCAACGATGAAGGCTCCATTCTCAAAGCGTACGACCATTTTTTTCTTTCTGCCATTGTAGCCTTGCTGAAGGATGATGTCGTCCTCATAGACCTTTCTTTGGTTCTTATCATATTTCCCGGTAAACTGACAGATTGTTTCTCCCATAACATCGTATCTAATTTCACGATTGTTTTCGTAATCTATAATCTCGCTATTACCGCTATCGTCAATTATTAGATTGCCGTAAGCCCATTTCCCGTTATCAAAGCGTTTTCCTCTGAATTCTATTTCTCTGTTCATAACTCAGTCCTCCAAAAAAGGTATCAAATCATCGAAGTATGCCCATTTCTCGACATTCTCAAACTGTTCATACCAAATGGTGTTATCTCTCTTGTGGTAATATCCGCACCCATAGGAACCGTCTTTAAGTATATATAGGCAGAACCTACGTTCCTGCGGTGTCTCTTTTGCATCGTGCCATGAAGCCTTTACTCTCCAATTTGCACCTTCCATGAAATCGACCATGCAAACCTGTTCCATACCCCATCTATGGTGCGAACCTCTGCAAACATCATTCGCATATCGTTCTGCAGCTTTCTTTAATTCTTCGCTTATCATAGCTCGTCAAACTCTTTTTTCAGTGTTTCTATCTTATTATCCAGTGCTGCCATGTAGTTTTTGAAGAAATCCTCACCGAATATTTCTTCCTTTAATGGCACGTCATTGTGCATACTATTATATGTAAATATCAATCCACCACCGTATTGTATATTTGAGCTTTCAAGTGCTTTTTTATGTGTCTCAAACTCTTCAATTTCCTTGTTTAGCTCTATTGCTTTTACGAATTTATCTTTATCCATATTCTTACCCTTTCATGCGTCCCAGGAAGGACAATTTTAATACATCGTACTGTTGTCCGACAATAGCAAACTCTAACATGCTGTCTTTATCTGCCACGTCGTTTATTCTAAGGACCGGATAGCTGATTTCTCGCCCGTCATAGGGTATGTATCATTGCTATCCATATCGTTGAAAATATCGTCATTTTTGCGCTTCTCGAAATAGCTTTTCAGGCTTGACAGGATATGTTCCTTCAAATACCCTTCACTATAAGCTGAAGCTATCTTTTCTTGTTTCCTCAGTGCAAATCTCATACTCAGAATAGTTTTACCTGAACAGGCTGTTTATTTCTCCTTGCCATTGTCCTGGCATATCGGGAACAGATGTCCTTGTAAGGACAGTTCCCCGATTTGGCGGCGAGAAAACGGGCATGGGAAGCGTCCCAGGATTTATCCTCTTCTCTTCCGGAGAAAAGCCAAAAGTCCATACAGTTCCAACTGTTGCTATCAATGCTCGGCTTTTCATCTACCAGTTCAACGATACCGTTACTCTTCGGTCTCCCCATAACGCTTTGGTTTTTGAAGTTCTGCGATAAGTGTATCGGCACCGCCAACACTCCATTGCGCTAGCGTTTCAGTAGTTGCATCAACGCACTGATTATGTGGATTTGAAGCAAAGCCTTTCATAAGTTCTTTAGCCAACTCATAGCGTCTCTGTTCCCAGTCGATTTCTTCCGTCTTTTCTGTCAGTATTTCCACTTCGTCAAATCCGAGCTCCAGCGGGTCACCGTAGCTGTCGCACTTGCTGAGAGTTACCCTTGCATAGCTGGCGATGTCGATTATTTCACCTGTAGCCTTGATACGTGCTTTCACGGTTTCTGTACGTTTTTTCGGTAATTCTGTGCGATTTTCGGTGTTTTGAGAACGTTTTTCGGCATTTTGGGAACGCTTTCTTATCATTCTCGTATGTTCGGCCACACATTCCTTGCACCGGCGAGGATATGATTTGCTTAACTCACTGATGTGCTTTACCTTTCCGCACACCTCACAAACTTTATATTCTGATTTATCCATTTTAGAAAAGTTTTGGGTTTTGTTTATCGTGAAGGATTTTCTTCACTCTGTCAATCTCTGCATCTACTCGTTTTTCGAGGTCTCGGCTGTGGGAGAGAGCAGAACCGCTTCGTGTCCGGAAGTATTCTTTCTGCTTCTCTCTCATTTTAGCCACAAGGTCGAAGAAAGCTTTCGCATCCATGTTCAATCTTCAGTTAGTTCAACATCTGAAAAGACGTGCTCGTCAATTCTGTTTGCGATAACTTTAAGGGCCAGCTCTACGATCGGAGCCTTACCTATGTCGTAGCCTTCAGATATTTTGCTGAGTGACTTCCATATCTTCAGAATGTGGATATCGGGGTCTGTCTTTATTGTGCATCCGCAAACCTTACTCATGTGCTTCTCTGCTGTGACTTGAAAATCTCTCACATAAGAGAACAGGGAGTGTGAAATGTAGATGTTCGTGTATATTTCCATCTGGTCATCATCGAGACCGGGGAAATACTTCAGAAATTCGTTTCTAACAGTCCAGTACAGGGTAATAAGGTCTGTTTGCGTTGAATAGAAGAACTCGTTTGTCTGCTGTTCCAACTGCTCGTACGTGCTTTTGTCAACGGTTTTCAGGCACGTTTGAATGTATTCCACTGATTCCTGACGGATAGTTCGGCATTCCAGCTTGTAAGGCATACGGTGTGAAGCGCAATAATCGGCAACCAGCTTTGCATAGTGAAGTGCTGCATTGCATACCACGATAGGGATATACGCTATTCTGATACTTTCCTTTGCCGGCATCTTCTCCATAATCTTCTTGATAGGGAAGAACGGGTCTTCTTCAGGTTGAATGACTTTAAGTATCAGTCCTCCGTTCAGTACATGCTCCTGAGCTGCATTCGGCATCTTCAGGAACTGTTCAAGTGTAGGACGTACCCATTCGTTCACTCTCACACCCGGTTCAACGGTGGTTTTTGTCTGTACGTGCATCATTACACCTCCGCAATCTCCGCACCTCATTGTGAACGGTGTTACACCTTTGTCCTTGTATGTGGTAATCATTTGGTTTCCGCACTTCTCGCAAACGTAAGTGTCATAAGTTCCACGACCGTCATACATTTTTGCATTCTCGATACCTTCTACCATTTGATTGTATCGGATTCTCTTATCTTCCTTTGGATTCATACTGCTTGTTTTATTAAGTTGATGTTATTGTTTATTAGATTGATGATTTCATCGTGTTGCGGTGTGTTGCTGTTGCATACCCCGCGGCTTTGTAAGACTTCGAATGTTTTAAGGCTTAATTCTATGGTTTCAATTCGGTTCCCGTCCTTATCCTTTGCCGACAGTATAAGGCTTTCTTTCTTCTTGTAGTAGCCCATAGAATACACACAGTGGTGCATAGCCTTACCTTCCTCTGCCATTTCTGCTACGGACTGTACGACCGTTATAATGATGTTCTCATTACCGAAGCATATACCGAAGAAACGACCTTTTTCCTGTGCGTATGTTTTTTCCCAGCCCTGGGCTTCTCTTAGCTTCTCCAGCTTCTCCCTTCTTTCATCCTCTCTGTTCTTTCTCTTCAGAAGACGGTCATGTTCAGCTTTTAGATTTTTAGGGCATACATAGTGTGCATTGTGGGTGTCAAGATTGAACTCATGCAGTAAATCCATATAATCAAACCACATTGAAGCGTCATTTATGACATATCCGTTTCGGTGACATATATTCAATGCGTATATATACGGCAACTGATAATTTCCTTTCTTCAGCATGTATTTGAATACGCTGATCTGACCTTGCTTGACAAGCGTTTCCGCAAAAGGGTTAGTAAGAAGCTGTATCATTGCCTTTGCTACCGGAACACCACGTTTAATGAACTTATTCTTCCAACCGTTACGTTTTAATATATCTGTTACTTTGGCACGTGTATAGAAGAAATTACACCCAGTATCGAACATGTCATCAAAGACATAATACCCATTTGCACTATGATTGTGATATCCGATAGTCATGGCTTTATGTACTTTCCATGATTGATGATGTATTGAACGGGTGTATGGACGGGTAACAATAACTTCCTTTCCATCATCATTTATCCAGTTCTGATATACCTCATGTATCATGTACTCGGTTTCCTTTCCCATTTCGTCATTTATACGTGACGCTTTGAATGTGCGTATTACATTCCATTTTTCAAACGTCTCGACAAATGAAACAAGCCTATCCTCGTTATAGAACTCACCATCATGCAGATGTGTGATTTTGATATTCTTTCCGCATTTAGGGCATACGTGGCTTTCAAGCTCCAAGCTAACCGAAAGTTCCGGCTTAGATACGCTGTCAACATGACCGCAACACTGGCACCATACTTTTCCTGATTTCAGATAGAAACCATTAGACGGGAATAGTCTCAAAGCCCATTCTTTTTTTTCATCCGAAATGTCATGTAGTCTGCTGCTCATTTCAAGCACCATACGTTCTGTCTTGTTACGTGGTCTCATAGTCTTAGAAGTCAAATAGTGACGGTTGTAGGGTGTTGCTTTTCTCTCTCTCGGCTTTTCTGCGTTCCGCAAGTTTCTTAGCCTTCTGCTCTTCTGCTGCACGCATACGGTCGATGCACTGCTGTTTGTACTCCTTGACTGCCTGGTCGTGAGCCTTCGCCTTGTCCTCTTCCGTCAGTTGCACTTCCGGGGCTGGTGCCGATGCGCTGACCTTCGTACCCTTCGGCAGCTTGTTTATCTTTATATCGTCCTCGTCATAGTAATGGACCGCCAGACCGAAGACTTCAGCGTCCGTCATGTAAACGGCATTTCCCTTCTTCCTGACTTCTCCTATGACATATTCGAAGCACTCGTCTATATTCTTGTTCTCCTTCGCATAGCTCTTTGCGAAAAGCTCGTCATTCTTTGCTCGATCGTCGAGGTAAGCCTTTATCGCTTCCTTTACACTGTTGTTATTTTCTTTACTCATAATGTATTGCGTTATATGGTTATTTGTTTGCTTTTCTCTGTTCCTCCAGCTCTTTTTTAATTCTCCACGGTTCATATCCCATGTTGAAGAGCCATTTCAGTTCCTGGTATTCCTGATACGTCATTGCTCTTTTAGCGTGTTCACGGTCGGCACGTTCTTTCTCTTCCTTGTGACGTCTGGTCTCTATCTCGTTAATCTTATCCCTTCGCATCTTTGCGAAATCCTGAAGGGCTTCCATTATGACAAGACCGTCAACGGCACCGTAGAACTTTCCGAATTTCCCCGATTTGAACATTACGAAGAAGTGCATCAGTTCTGTAACCTTCATGTATCCGAAGTTCAGCATTACCAGCCTTTCGAGGTGGTTTATCTGTGACAGGCTCAGTTTATCTTTGCATCCTGCAAACTCTGACAGATCTCTCACCATGATTGCAATCCATGATGTTGCCACATCTTCACCGAATGCTTCAGATACGACCGACAGGGTGGGAGCGGAACCGGAGTAACATCTGTCAAGGTTCTTGCAGTATTTGTACTGCATGTCCGGATTGAACAGCTTCAGGAAATTCACCTTGTCGATATACTTGTTTATACATTCAATCGCCTGAGAGCTTTTCGGTGATATACTGGGCAAATTCTGCGTCTCTTTGTTCCTTTGCAGAAGGTCGCCAATTCTCATTAGTCCCATAATTCCTATTTTGCAATAATTCTTTTTCGTATTCTTTAATCACCCAATTCAATATGGCGCGATAGTCAGACTTGTATGTCATACCTCTTGCAGCCTTATAGTTATCGAGTTTCGTTATCATCCATTGCGCCCCGTTGTCTCCGTATTTGTCGGCCAGCTTCCGGTACTCTTCATCTGTCATAAGGACGTTCTCTGCATACCGGTGTTTGCCTGGTGGTGCGCTTTTGGGCTTTGGTTTCGGCTTAGGCTTCGGCTGGAGAAGTTCCGCATCATCGAAGAGTGACGGACTGCTTACGTTTACCGTTCTTATCTTTTCTTCCGTTTCCACTTCTTCTGCTTCCACTTCTTCCACCGTTACAGGCTCTTCAGGTGGCTTCTCCTGCATTTTCACATCATAGACGGCTGTCACATTGTTTTCAACCGTTTGAGACGGTACAGGGGATTTATTTTGTGCGTTATAGCTTTTAGAAAGACCTCCTTTTGAGCCAGCAATCTTTCTTTTCCTTGAAATATCATTTTTCCGTTGCCGGTCGTTATCTATGTCGTTTTTTATAAAAGAAAAAGCAACCATAGCGGCTGGAGACAAGATAACATTCCCGTCACCGGAGAAGGCATAGCTCATAATAGCATCGTAAACTTCAAGCCGAATTTCATCGGGCAATATTCTTACCGCATCTGCCCATTGCTTACGAAATGTTATCTTGTCGTCCATATATGCTATTTACTTTCGTTATACACCATTGAGAACTCTTTAGGAACAAAAGCCACAGCCGGTATGGGAGCTGCCTTCTCTATGCAGAGCTTGAAGTCTCTGATTACATAGTCCTGACCCTTCTCTGCCAGCCTTTTCTTCGTCTCGCTCTCTGCCTTTCTGATATATTGCGATATTATCATCATGGCCCGGTCTGTATCAACGGTGTGTACGATGAAGCTCTGTGTTATTTCTGTCTCGTCCGACATCGTTATCTTCACGTCAAGTCCGTAGAACTTCTTCACAACCTCTGCAGCCTGCTGTTCATCTTCTTTAGCGTCTGCATATTCATTGAGCGACATATCCCCGTTTATGTATTCCTTTTCGAGGTCTCCGTCTGTCTTGCGGAGGTTGTCGGTAAGAATGATGCAGGAATCCATTTCCTTTGCCTGGACGATCGTGTAACCGTATGTGAAATTCAGTTCGATGTAATCATTCATAATATCCAGCATGTTCATCATGGAGCTTGCATACATCAGGAACTTATATTTCTTGTCGCCTATTTCAGCTACAACCATCCACGGGAAAAGGTGGGTGTTCTTGTTCTCGAAAGCCATTCGCTTCTGGTTGCTCACTTCCACCTCCTTGATACCGTCAGCCTGCATACTGAACTGTATTCTTGCCAGCACATCAGGGTCGATGAATGTTCCTCTCGGGAACAGGACTTCGTTTCTCTCGATGCTTACCACTTCTCCGGTGTCCTCGTCGATGAAGTCCTCAGTCCACGTCTTGCATACCGTTGAAACGATATACTTGTTTATCATCTTTTTCGGATCACTGGTGATGTATCTCACCTCGTCCTTTCTTGTGTCAATCCGTTGTTTCATTTTTACTGTCTATTTTTTTAAGTCGTTGAAGGTTCTTTTTTGTCAGTCTGACGGCATTTCCCAGCTTCAGACTTGTTCTTAACTTGTCCTCGTCCAAACCATCCAATATTAGCGGAATATGCCGTATGAGACTTTGAAGCAAATCATTCGGAACTTGTTCCATGGTCGTTGTCGTTTAGATGTTTCTTCCAGTCCTTATCAGGTTCGGGAATTTCCACGTTGAGATATTCCATTGCATAGTCTCTCAGCTTTTCAATGTAGGTTGAAAACTGAACCGTGTCCATAGCTGCCGTTGATTTCGGTATGCTTACGATTTCTCCCGTTTCCCTGTTCAGAACATCGTCCTGCGGCATTGATGACTTGAAAAATTCGTGTACCTGTTCAACGCTTGTCAGCTCCCAGCCTGCATCCAGCATTGCATCCAGCAGGAGGGGATAAACAGCCCCCCAAAGCCAGTCGTTCTGATTTATGGTGCGTTTCTTCCGCACTCTCTTCATCATGAACTCATATACACCGTCCTGCGCTGCACGTAGCTGTATGTAGATGTTCTGAAGGTTGAACATACCGTTTTTCTTTTCAATCAATATCCGCTTCATATCAGTATGGGTTTATGGAAAGGTCTATATCCATACCGGGGCTTGCGGCATATACCGGCTTCCCCGTCAGTTCTCTTACTTCACGGACGAAACGCTCTTCATCGGAGTTTCCGTCCGAAAGGTGTATCAGTACAATGTTATCCACACACGAAAGGTCGTTTTCTGAAAGGATAGTCTTTGTCTGTTCTATCTCCATGTGGGAGTTGAGAAGTCTCGGTCTCATTGATGCAGGCATCCGTCCGCTTTCCACGTTCCTGTCCACAATGTCATCCGCATAGTTGGCTTCAATCATTATGTGGTTCATATTCGGAACTGTGACATCGAGCGTCACGGTATCTGTAACAAACAAAAGACGGCCCATTTCCTTATGGCTTATTATGTATGCCACACAGGGAACATCGTGCTTGACAAGCACATTCATGATTCTGAAGTTCCCCAACATATATCCTTTCCCCGGTTTTATCGGGTGTGTGTAGGGCTTTCCGGTCAGATTCTTGCTCCTGAAAACTTCTTCGAGAGCAAGAACCCGTATGCCGGAAGCAATCATGTCGGCAACATATCCGGCATGGTCGTTATGTTCGTGAGTGATTACAGCCCCTACGACCTTTCTCAATTGCCATCTGAGAGCCTTTTTCACTTCAGACATCCGTACCCCTGCTTCGAGTATTAGAGCTTCGTTTTCGGTCTCTAATATGTAGCAGTTGCCGAGTGAGTTGCTTCCGATTACATGCAGGTTCATTCCCATATCTCAATCAATAACCAGGACCGTCATCTTCAGTTGTCTGCTGTGGCTGTTCGGTAGCCGCCGGTGTAGGTGCTGAAGCTGTTTCCTCCGTCTTTCCGGTCACATCTTCATAAACTGCATCATCTACATCTACCGTCTGCTTTCCCTGCTGTATCGTAGCCGTACGCTGTCTTTCCGCTGTATCTACGTCCATTTCGTCATTCTTGCCTTCATACAGCCAGGCATCATCCGAAGAGTTTACAAGCATCTTACATGCTCTGTTGATAACCGTCTTTTTCGCCATTTCTTCAGCAAAGTTCTTGTGTGCCGGAGAATTTCCCTTTGTAGCTCCCTGATTCCATGACGCACGTATCTGTTGCATAGACATAATGGTTACGTTTGTGGTACCGTCAGGAAGAGTTACCAGCGCGTATGCAGCCTTGATTTTCGTATTGTCGATGTTCTCAATCTTCTGCTCGTGCTTGATAATTTTGATTTCGGCAGTGTTCGGATCAATGCTGTAAACAAATTCGTCTCCCTCGTAGATTATCTGAGCCACAGGCTCCTTCTTGATACCGCCCACACGCTTTGCAAGGGCTACCGTTCCGAAGTATGAACGCTGGAACTCCAACTTGTTTCCGTAGGCTATGAAATAACCCTGTTTCTTGCTTACTGCAAGTCCCTGAAGAACCATGTCAAAGAGAGCGTTTGCGATACTGTCCTTTGTGCAGACCTCCAGCACCGGTTTGTCGTTTCGGTCTTTTGTGGACTGAAGGATAAGCCAGGCACTCTTCATGTGGTTTTCCACCGAGTAGTTGGCAGGAAGCGTCAGGCTTCCGTCACCCTGAAACTTCTCGATTTTGTTCAACACCTGTTCTGAAATGTTCTCGTACTTTGCGATTGCTTTGCTCTGTTGCGCTCCCTGAGCTGTCTGTACTGTCTGCGCTGTTTGATTTGATGTCATTGCGTTGTTGTTTTTATTGGTTAATAATTAGCATTGATGCTTCCTTTGCTGTTTTTACGAGGAGCTCCTCATATTCTTTCAGTGTCATGCTTGAACCGTCAATCGTTCTGATTTCCACATCATCCTTGAAAATTCGTATCAATCCGGTTTCAAGCTCCGTTTTCATTGTCACACGTTCGTTGAACTTGTGGCACATGATACGTGGTTTTTCAAAGAACCACGTATCCCAGTTATAACAGTCTTTTGCCATATCAGTCGATTTTTAATGTTTTGCAGTTGCGGTCAACTACAAGGTTGATAACCTGAGACATCACGCTCACAATCTCCGTAACGCTTTCTCTGTTGTCGATGAAGATCGGAGCAGATATGCCGTTTGCATTGCTTATTGCGTTGATGATATCCAGCCCGGCATTGATTTTCATTGCATCGTTAAGGTCGGAGAAAGGAACTCCGTTTACCATAGCTTCGCAGGTCTCTATCTCACCTCCGTTTATCTGTTGCTCAAACATCTTGAACTTCACGATACGGAACAGTCCGTTAATTCGGCTTTCAACCTGTTCTATGCGTGCCTTGCTGAACTGCTGTATCTCAAACTCTACACCTTCAAGCTCAGCGAGCTGTTCCTGGCACTTGCGGTATTCATTCTCCAGCTCTTCAATGCGCTTTTTGTTGTTCTCGATACGCTGTTTTCCGTCAAGCGCTATGGTGTTCTGCTGTATGATGCTTTCAAGCTGACGTCTCTTATCCTTCAGGTCGCTTGTGTCAGGAGCCTGCACCTCTGTTTCGAGCTGGTTTCTCAAATCCGTTTCACGGTTTTTCAGTTCGATGATAGTTTTGTCTGAACTGATAGCCGATGCTGTCTCCGGAGCTACCGGCTCATGGTTGTATGCCGATGAAGCCTTGACTTTCTCGATTTCACTCTCGATGTCGAATATCTCATTTTCAATCAGACTGATTTCCTTCTCCTTCGCTTCGATACCGGCTTTCACTTCAAGACCTTTTCGCTTGTTGGCTTCCAGTCTTGTAGCCTTGTGACTGTTGAAATCAGACTGCATCTGTTCAATTTTTGCATTCACATCTTCAGCTTCAAACTGTCTGTGACAGGTAGGACACACCAGCTTGTTTTCGTCCACCACAAATTCCTCGTTCTTGATAGACCTCCATTCATTGACAAGGGCTTCTCTTCTGTCGTTGAGTGCCTGAAGCTCATTCTTTGCACGCTGAAGGGAAATGTTCTTGTATCGGCGGTCATTCTCCAGCGTTGAAACACGGTTCACAGCCTTGTTGTGCTCATTCACGGCATTACGATAGTCAGAGAGCAGTTCGGTATTCAGTTCGCTTTCTCTCGCTGAAATCTTCACACGTACGTCCGAAAGTTCCTTTGCTACACGCTGTTTTTCTTTCGTCACCTCGTTGTAAGCCTTAGAACGGTCAGCCATCTGCTCGTCAATCTCCGCAATATCCTTTCTGCATTTGTCGATTTCTGCCTGAAGAGCGGACCAGTCTCTTTCTTCGGGGATATCACGTTTTCTCTCGTCAATACGTGCAGGAATGTTGTCTGAATTGTCCTTGATTATTCTCTTCTTGCTTGCCACCTCACGTTTCAGTTCGTCAAGTGTCTTTCCTGACATCTTCGCCACAAGGTCGGCAAACTGTGGGTAGCTCTGCAGAACATCATCGTTGGTTACATCACCGGCAAGCTGGAACAGCATTCCACGCTGGAACTCTTTCTTCTGTGAGGTGAAGAATGTAGGGCTGGTAATCAGCTTGAACACCTTTTCATCGCAGATGTCGGCTATCTTCTTCGTGTATTCAGTAACCGAGCATGGAACATCGTTGTAGTAGCATTCTACGCTGTGACCGTTGAAAGTCTCGACAGCAGATCCGCGCTTTTTCGTCCAATTTTCGTTATAGCACTTGCGGAGGGTTATTTCCTCGCCGTTTACCTCGATTGTGGCCGATACCTCATGCGGAATGCGTTCAATAGGTTTGTTGTTCTCGTCCAGAGTCTTGATGTTGAAATCCTTTCTGTCCTTGCTGTCCTTTCCGAACAGAAGCCACGTAAAGGAATCGAATAGGGTTGTCTTTCCGGTACCGTTGTTTCCGTAGATGAAAGTTTCGTACTCGTCAAAATTGACTGTCAGATTTCTGATACCCTTGAAGTTCAGTAGGCTAATTTGCCTGATTACTATTTTCTTCATGCGTTGAATTATTTATTTGTTACACAATACGTTGTTGCTAAACTGTTTATCTCGCTAATGGTAGCCTGTCTGTTCTGTAACAGCCAGTCCTCTACCTCTGATTTCTTGAACCTTATCGAACCACCGAGCGGTTTGTAGAAAGGTATTGCTCGCTGTGAAGTGAGCTTGTAAAGGTGATTTTTGGAATACCCTGTAAGTATTGCACATTCATCAATCGTTAGGACTTCCTTTGTCCCGGCAAGCAGTAAACGTCTGAGCTCGTCTATCTGCTCACGTAATGCTGTGTATTCTTTTTCTGCCATTGTAATCTCCTATTAAAATCGTCCCAGTAATGCTTGCCATGACAAAAGGCAAAATCCTTTATCGTCTCTCATTCCATATCGCATAGGGTATCGAGAATGACATCGCACCTAAAAGAAAGCAGTGCCACATACCTGTAACGAAACCTCCAATAACTGAAACTACTCCAATCACTATCATGATTGCGTTTATTATGTTCTCAAATATTCTGAAAATCTTATCCATATTGCGTTGTCTTTAGTTGTTGTTACTCTTCTTTCTTTTTCGGGAACAGTCCTTCAGCACTTACCCCAAACTTGTCGGCAATTGTAACCTTTGCCAAATCGTCAGGAACTTGCGCTCCTGCAAGCCACATTCTTACTGTCACCTCCGAACGGTGGGTTATTGTCGCCACGTCCGAAATGAACTTCTGAGCCGGTGTCGGCTGGTTCTTTGCTTCATTGTAAAGCTCGATAAATGTTTTGTTAGACATAACTGTATGTTTTTTAATTGTTTATCCTTTGCTTGTTAAGCACTCTTTATTATTTTTGCACCTAAAAACATATTTATAACATCAATATGTTTCCTTATTGCTCTGCAAATATAAGAAATATATTTCTGATAATGCAAGAAATATAAGAAATATTTTTTATTAAAAAAACGTATAATTATGAAACAGATTGATTTACAGAAACTTAGAAAAGACAATAAAATATCACAGAAACAATTAGCTGAAATGCTGAATGTTCCACAAAGCTTTATATCTCAGATTGAAAATAAAAAAGACCCTATGCCTGCATATTGGCCACAATTACTAATTGATAAGTTGAATATATCTGATATATCAGTATATGAGGTGGAAGAATCTCCGCAGGCAACAATTGTGAATAATCAGAATGGGACATCAGTTTTCAATGATTTAGACAAGTTCGTTATGTTAATGAAATCTCGTGATGAATTGTTTCGTGATATAGTTAAAGAAAAAGATGAGCAGATTAATCGTCTTTTAGCAATTATAGAAAAAATGCAAAACAGTTAACAGAAAGGATATAACATGGATTTTAAAGATTATTGTAAACAGTTAGCAAACAGAATTTCCAGTCTTAAAGAGCAGATTTCAACCGAAGAAGCAACAAAAAATGCTTTTATAATGCCGTTCATTCAGATGCTTGGATATGATGTTTTTAATCCCATAGAAGTAATACCTGAAATGGATTGTGACCTCGTCAAGAAAAAGGGAGAAAAGATAGATTATGCAATAATGAAAGACGGAGAACCTATAATGCTTTTCGAGTGTAAGCATTGGAAGCAGGATTTGAATTTGCATGATAATCAATTGAAAAAGTATTTCGTAGCATCAAAAGCCAGATTTGGAGTATTAACAAATGGAATAACATATCGCTTTTATACCGATTTGGTACAGCAGAATATAATGGATGATACTCCTTTTCTTGAAATTAATCTTGAAAATATTAAAGATTCACAAATTGAGGAACTTAAAAAATTTCATAAATCATACTTTGACATAGACAATATACTCAGTACTGCAAGCGAACTTAAATACATGTCTGAACTTAAAAATATGATTAAACAAGAGTTTAATTCTCCTTCTTCGGATATTGTTCGCATTTTCGCAAAAAGGGTCTATGACGGTGTTGTTAATCAAAGAGTGCTTGAACAGTTTACTGAACTTGTCAAGCGTTCATTTGCGAATCATATTAACGATGTTATGTCAGAACGACTGAATGTAGCTATAAAGACAACTGAAGAAACAACTCAGCCAACAATTCAAGAACAAACCGATGTATCGAATGATGTCGACACTAAAAATATGGTTGTAACAACTGAAGAGGAACTTGAAGGTTTTTATATTGTAAAATCTATTCTTCGTAATATAATTCAGCCTGAAAGAGTTACATACAGGGATGCAATTTCGTATTTTGCAATTTTCTGTGATGACAATAATCGTAAACCTATTTGTCGTCTGTATTTCAATAATACAAACAACAAAAAAATAAGAATTTGGAACGGAGAAGATTTTATAAAGCATGATATTCTTAAACTTGATGATATTTATGACTATCAGGAAGAAATAAAAAACTCTGTGCAATCGTATATTGATACAGAAAACTAATAGCTTATGAAACACTATTGGACAGTTATTGATTCGCTCATGTTTTACATAGAGCATGGATACGACCGGGAAAACCTCAAAAATGCCCTTTTGCAGCTCGATATTGAGCTCGATAGGCGCGAAGTATATAATTTACCCGCTGAAGAAATAAAGTCGCTTAAAGACGTTCTTAACCGTGTTGTCGCAAGGGGAGCAGAAAATGAGTAA